TCCGCATGTCCACTTTAGGCACAAATACTGTTCTTTCAGCCGACCTAACTTTGACTGGCTCAATATCAACCGGGGCATCAATAAGTTCTTGAGCTTCGTCAATTTTGCCAGCTTCCATCAAGTTTTGTGCCTGCTGGGTGCGTAATTCTTCGGCGTCCTCGATAGCCTTTTGTTCAGCTGCAAGTTTCAACCTTCTGTCTTCAGCATCCTTAAGTGCCTGCTGCTGCCGAACGTAATCACCTACTTTAGAACCTAAAATCGTATATCCTTCAGCCAATGGATTATCATATTGATTAAACTTGGCTTTGGCTACTACATGTGCCTGATGTGCCGCTTCCACTTGGTCACCCAGGACTTCCTTGACGGTTTTGCGGGCTTCCTTAAAACGGCCTTGTATTTCCGTTGCTCGTTCGCAGTCATCGTTACATTTAATAACGAATGCCTTGGCTTGAGCAACCAAGCTATTAACAAGTTTCGTTAATGAACTTTCGGATACTTTTGCTACAGCCGTACTGGGGGTAGATTGTGTTTTTGCCATAATATTTGTGAGTCCCTTCGTTTTTTAAATTGTTTACTTCTTACTTTTTGTACTTGCCTCTTACGGAATAGTTCTTTCTTCTTATCCTTGGTGGTTTGCCGGGTGTGATTTCATTACCATAAAACCGTTTTCCGCCACAAACCAAACACGTATACTGGTGCATCAACCTATCACCAGCTAGTTTATTTTGATATATATGTTCTTTGCCGATGAATTTATGCTGGGTGGATTTTTTGCATGTGTCGCATATAAGCAGCGGACAATATGTAAGCTTGGCTGGTGCAAGCTTTAAGCTGTTAAGGTAAATTTCCTTGCTTAGTTTATCATGCAAGTCTTGAAGTTTGCTAATTTGCTCGTTCGTAATCCCCATCGTAATCCCCATCAGATTACTCCCAAATTTTAAACCAAATACTTATTCTTTTTTATCATCGTCCAGCAATTTTCTATTTCTTGTGGGGTGGCGCGAACCAAGTAACGGTAATATTTTTCAGTTAGCGGATAAACATAATTCCCGTTACAATAACAAATGTGCCACCTAACTAATGTAGGCTTATCGGGGTGCATTGCCATATATGCTAAGACTTGATTGCGCCACAGCCAGTCTTGAGTTATGTCACGTACTGTATCGGGTGTGCTTCCTGGTATACGGCATGATTTAGCTGTGTATTTGAATTCTTCAATGATAACTTGGTCTGTCATCGAAGCTGGGGGATAATAATCATTAGGGCATATACTCTCTCCATCCGGGCTCCCTGCTATGCCGTCACGTTTCAATTCACCTGGTTGCCATTTTATACCCTTATACAGCCTGACGCATTGCTGCTCCCAAGCTAAGCCCAAAAATACTCTTAACGGTGCGAATTCTTCCTCAATTTCGGATTCTTTTAATACCTGTGTCTTAATTGCAATTTTCCTTAAAATATCGCTTACATGTATGCCCTTGCTGCGTTTGTGCGTCGGATACGGATGCACATGCAAATTATTGAAATCTTCCCAATTTAATTTTACTTCGACTTGTTCAATAATTTGCATGATTACCTACTGTACTTTTGCAGCATTCCTTATTGCATCGAACGCCATACTTCTCCGTACCTTCCGCGATTCACCCGAATACATATCCGTCATGCTCTTGAAGGCTTCCAAGCGTAATTTCCTTCTACGTACTTGCCGTGAGTCGGATACATTTACCCTTACGCTAAAATCAACCGGGCCGATGATAGGATTTTGCTTAGCTCGTAGTTTTGTATGTTCACGTATATTTTTGTACCTAAATATCATATACCCTTTCCCATGCTTGTCTAATCGGGAGATAGTCCCCTTATGCTATCCCCCGATATGGTTAATGGTTAATTGTTAATTATTGAATGCTCCCCTTGCTGCCTTTACGCAAACATTACGGTTCCGGCTTCCAAGTCAACCGCAAAGCCAACTTCTTCCGCCAGCGCCGTCAAGTTTTCGTCTTCCTTCAACCATGCGCTGACTTGGCTGTGGACGCTGACCGGCTGGACTTTGCGGCGTATAAGCTCCTGCATCATTTGCACCTGGAACACTTGGCGCTTGATGGCTTTTTCAGCAGGAACCATCTTTTTGAATTGATCGCTCGGGTCGGCCAAAAGCGTCAATATAACACTCTTGGGGTCGGCTTCGGACGCCGTATTTTTCACACCAGCCTTTGTGCTTGCCGCTGCTGGTTTGCTGCCTGCCTTGCCTGCTTGGGCTTTCTTTTCATACGGGAAGGTCTGGATTTCCGTGCAAACCCAAGTCATGCTGTCCTTTTGCTCATGCGTGATCTTGTCTTCGTACTTGCTTCCGGTTGCCACTTGCTTCAGATGGCACTTCATGCCCTTGTAGTCGGGCATGTAGATACGGTCGATAATGTTCGGCTTGAACCCAGCCTTTTTCAAGCTTTCCACGAACGCGGGCCAATTAAATCCTAACCTTGCGCCGTCATCTCCGTAAATGCTGTTACCTTCCGTGCCGACTTCGGAACCCAAATCTTCAGGGTCGGCTTCCAAGTCATTGGGGTCGGACAAATTTCCAGGGCGGATTTTGTCGAAACTTCCAATGCGGATCGGCAAATCCTGTGTTTCGGCATCATCCGGTCTAGACCAATCTTCGCCAAGCTGAACGAAGCTGAATACTACTGCCGGAAACGGATCGCTTTGAACGCCGGTTTTGCTGTTCGGTGGGAACTGGTAGGCCGCGCAAACCGCTTTCACGATCTCCACGTTGCCTTCCTTGAAAAATCCCACCCCCATCATGTCTTCCTTTTTCATGCTTACACGAGGCATAAATAAAAACTCCTTTGAAAATGTTTATGTGAATTCACACTTGAAAGTGACCACCTTCTTGGATGTTTGAAAGGCGGGCTGAAAAGCTAATTGAATTGATTGCTGAATTACTTGCTGCTCGGCTTGCCATTTCCACATCCCCTTGATAAGTATTACAGTAACACGGTATGTAATGTACTGTCAATGAAAATATACAACAAAAATCACGAATTATTCACCAGCACCGTATTTATTAAGTAATTCAATAATACGGTCACGAAGGTTAGGGTTTTCACTATACACCCGAATACACCCATTCTTGGTAGATACATGACCAGCCGTGGATCGAGATACCTCTTTAGGTTCGTCCGGTTTGTTTTCAGTCAACTTCATAAATATACTCAAGCGTTCTTCCAAAGCAACTATCCTACCAAATGTGCGTTCTATATCAGCTTGTAAATTACCAACAAGCAGCCGATGATTATCTATACTACATGACAGATGTTTAGTTTTCGATTCAAGGTCATGTATCCGTGCCTGTGTATCCGTGGCAATAGTTTCTTTTTTAGAAAATTCTAACTTCAACTTCGCTACCTCTCTTTGTAAATCATCAATATCATTCATGTCTATATCCCCCCTGTTAAAGTTTAATAGGCGCAGTCGGAATACTATTAACTTTCCTAACTGCGTTCACAAACCAACTACATGCCAAACTTTTATTAGCATACAAAAACCACGATAAATGACCATCGACTATGATAGTTTCGCACCGATCATCAAAACTCCTCATTCCGCGCCCGCAACTTTGTATTAATTCTTGCATAGCCATATAAGCCCCATATTGTTTGTCTCTATTTTCGCGGGCTTTCATAACTTTACTCTGTTGTGGTTTAAAGGGGATCTTGGCGACTATAATATATTCACATTCGGATCGGGGGAAGTCCCACCCCATGCTAAAACTAGGACTTACCAATATCTTTGGAGCAGGACTTTTTCTAAATTCTTCCGCGACTTGTATTGCTGTATCGCTATCTGGGTCCGCTGTATTGCCCACCATAATATTACCGTGTCTACTATGAGCAAACAAAAATCCTTGCCGTTGGTAGCTGACTGTCTGGATGATACCTTTACGGTCCAGACGCCCATCAATAATAGTGTCAATATGCTCAACCCAAGAAAGCATATCATTTTCGTTCGTGTGCCTATCAATGCGGATTTCATTACCACTCACCCCCTTAGCTGGTATGCTATATATAGGATTTCTATTTGCTGGAAACATCCTATCCCACTCACGGAATTCACTGACTTCCTTACTAATACCTAAAAGCCCCAATGTTTTTGGCCGTAATGTAGCACTCATAAGTATTACTTTCGGCATACCGCAAAATAAATACTTTTCTGCGTACCTGCCCGGCCAAATAACATCAAATGTCCATACACGTCCATATCTTGTGCCTTCGTGTAGCTCAATTACCCAATCATCACTTACTGCTTTAGCTATGCGGTCGTACTTTTGCTGCAAACTTTCAAGTGTATGCAAGTCACTAACCATTTTCGGCGTAACACGATGCTTGCCAAGTTTAAGTAACTTAATCTTTTCATCACCTATTTTATTATTCAAATCTTCCACGGCACGATACGCAATATCCTTCCATGATTTCATATCAGTGCCGATATGCTTGATATCGGCATACGGCTTTAGGTCATTTTGGTGTATCTTAGTACTCAAGTAGCTTTCAAGCCAGTCAGGTGCAATATGTGCTTCGTCGCATACCAATAACTCTACCGGATTCTTGCCTTTCCAAATGGCTTCTTCGTTAGTCCTTTCAATACCGTTGGCTTTGTCGTTAGCTGTCATCCAGTACGCATAATTGGCACTCACCATCAACGCATTTCTAGCTTTGTCCCTCGCGCGTTCATAAGTACACCCGTTTCCGCCGACACATGCACATCCTAAGCTGGCACCGGATTTGCAATTCAAATTCCCATAATCGCTGCATTCGTAATTGCTTCTGCCACGGATATCCACTAGCCCATATTTGCCAAGGGAATTTTTATACTGCTCCTGAAGTCCTTTGGTAGCAGTTAATATTACCGTCCGCATGCCTGTAAGTTTGGCTATGCTGGCTGCTATAAGTGTCTTACCCAGCCCCGTTGCAGCATTTATACCCACAAACCTTTTGCTGCATGTCACACCAAACTCAATAGCTTCCAATTGCACTTGCTGCCCAGTAGACGGATTCACACGGAAGCTTTTGAAGTCGGCTGTATCAAAGCCTAAATCGTTTGGTGTCAATCCGTCTAATTGCTCAAGTGTGGACATTATTTAATTTCCATCGCAGCGTGTGCAAGGGCAATGAAGTCAATGACGGTTTGGGCTTTTGCAGCATAAGCAGCAGCAGCATAAGCAGCAGCAGCATAAGCATAAGCAGCAGTAGCAGCAGCAGTAGCAGTAGCAGCATAAGCATAAGCAGACTTTTTAGTCCGGTCGCTACCATCCAGCCACCTGTCCGCCCAAATATTCCACTTAACATTTTTACATACTTGCTTAGCACACAATATACCAAACGCAACCTTTTGCACGGTATTGATTTCCGGCAATGGTATCTGTTTGATCGTAGTAAGTTTCTTGCAGCCTACTTTAGTGCCATCCGATATACCTATTTCGCCTTTAGCTTCCCAAAGGATAGGGTTTTTAATATTTGCATGTGTTGGATTCATCATTATAGCCAGTATCGGATCGGTATACGCATGTAGCCAATATTTACTACATAACTTTCCATCGCCTTCAGCTGCTTCATGCGTTATGCCTTCGCCCCAAAGAGTGTGATTTTTAGTTTCAAAAAACTGGTCGGTTAATTTATATAGTTTCATATTTATACTTATCCCCCATCAGGATTGAAATTATTTACTTACTTATTTACCTACTCACTTCCCCTTCCCAGCCAAGCCGCAAACATTTCCGGCTCCATTGAGTCAACCTCCAGCTGCCTACCTTATCGCCTAATCTATCGCCGCGTTCTACTTGCTCGAATACCCCATGGCGTTCCATTTCTTCAAATGCCCAACGGATTGTATTATTGCCGCAACCGATAATATCTTTTAAGCTTGCTACACTATATGCCCCACCATTCATGGCATGCTTGATTATCATACTTCTTAATCTTGGCACTGAATCAAGCGCGACCCTGCTTACTACCCGCCAGCGTTCCACATCGTCCAAGCCAATAATTTCCAGCCCCAAATACAATTGTCCTAGTGCAGCCGCTAATCTAGTCGGTTTCTCGGTTTCCGGCACATCGGTTATTTCTTTAGTCCGCCAATCCCTACCGACTGGACTTCTACTGGCTGCTGCAAACGCGGCCAAACTAAATAGCCTATTAGATTCTAAACTACTAAGTTCTCTTCTTTCCATGCCGTCTACATCCCAGCTAACACCAACATGATCCAGAAATTCCTTAATAAGCTCATGCAGCAATAACATGCTTGCTTTGGGGTCGGTATTATCCAGCACGGCTTTGGTTTCGCCATAACCATCGGATGCATCGTACCTATAATACATCCACCGTTCGCCAAGTTCGCTCAATAGCTGGTGGTGTCTATCAATAACCCCCGTGCAAGCTGTCAGCATGCCGATCTTACCGTCCCATGTAAGTACTTTGCCGCCGTCACTACCTACCGGCCTATCCCATGCACCATCATAAATCCTTCTGAATGCACCGATAGTTTCAATCAATACTTCATGTGGCAAGCTCATCATTGAAGTAAAATCTTTAATAATCAATATGCCCTTTTTGCCGATCTGCTGCAATAACCCGCCTGTAGCATCCTTAGTTTTGTCCTTTTTATTTACACCGCTTAATAACGCCCCAGTGCCTTTTATCATGTCCACGGTATGTAGATTAGGCAGCCTAACTTGGCGATTTATATATAGCATATCCAATAATAACGTTTTCCCACTTGCTGGTGGTCCCACAAGCACTATCCATACCGGGACACCTTTAAGCATGTTTGCCGCTAATGTCCCCAATACTACATACAGCGGGTCCGGTGACGGGAAAAATACATACTCTTGTATCTTTCCCGCCAGTATATGTATGGGTCTATCCGGTCTGCCTAGTGGTGAGTTACTTACATCCAGCCGTTTACTAGCTGTTTTACCTTTCACAGTACCCCCAAACACGCGCATAAAACTCTGCAAACTACCTGCTAACGGTACTGTTTATTTCTTTTTACTGGTGGCCTTTGCTGCTGGCTTACTTGTCGGCTCGGCTGGTAGCTTACTGCTAACTGGTTTGGTATCCGGCCTGGTGCTGCCTTTAGGTGCGCGTTCAATAAGCTCAAGCCAAAGCTTTTCGAGCTTTTTATCGCTGCTCCCACCGGCTGCATATGCATGAAACTCACGCAAAAATCTATGTGGCACACCATCACTATGCCCGCTGATCGGCCCTTCGAGCGCATCCATGAATTCGACGATTTCCTTTTTGCTGCGTGAGGTTTTCTTTTCGGTAGCGCCTTCGACTTGTCGGGCAGCTTCTTTGACATGCCGGGATTTTAACGCAGTAGTGGTCCTAGGTGCGCGTGAAGTTTTGCTGGTATTTGCTGGCTCTGTAGCTGCCACTACCACTTTTTCAGCATGAGCTTCTTTTTCTTTTTCGTCCAATTCTTTCGCTTTCGCCAGCACTTCATTACGCTTTTCCGGTACGACATTTACAAGCGCAAACGCGGCATCCAAGCTGATGGTGCCATTATATATTTGCTCCTGATGTTCTTTGTCAAGCTTCAGGAACTTTTCATACTGAATAACTGTGGCTGGACTGACTTGCAAATATTCGGCAATATTTTTAGTCCCCTGGTTCCCCACCCACTTGTATTGTTCTCTCAGCCTTCGCATGTCTTCAGCCATGTCCATCGGGTTCATTCTTGCGGCATGAATATTCGCCATCATCGAACGCCTATGTGCTTTACCCAGCACTTTGCTCATTTTAGTCATGTCGTCTTTGCCAACTACACATGCTACGCGCATGAGTTCTTGACCTTTTGCTTTACTGGCGTTCACCATGCCGATAGCCATAGTTCTACGTCTGCCATCCACCAAAACGTACTGACCTTTGGTGCCATACCTTACACGCACTGGCAATATTTGCCCGACCTTCTCCATGCTTGCAGCCATCGCCGCAATCGCTTCGGTTTCCTTGTCCCCGCCGCCGAACTTATTTGTAAACGGTCTTACATCCATCGTTTCATCGGGGACTTCGATATCTTCGGGCAATAGATATATCAATTGCTCTCCGTTATCGCCCACGAACGCATCCGATTTGGCACTTGTGGCCGGTGCTGGTGTTGTTGATGTTGAGCTTGGTTCGGTTTCTGATGCATTTGCGATTTTCATTGATTCCGTGAGCAATTCGCTTGTTACCTTTTCTTTAGCCGCTGATTTGTCAATTCCCCGTTTAGCTGCGATCTCAGCTAACTTATTCGCGGTTTCAGGTTTATTTCCTGTTACTTGTTCGTTCGACATATACTTATACTCCTCCAAAAAATTGAATGTTCATTGATTTTATTAAATACTTGCACATACACATAAGTACACGCACACACACTTACTAAATTCTTTCCGTGGGCAATCATTTCTGAGCGAGGCAGCTCTCCATCCATTCCCTATACTTAGAAAATGTGCTCACCTAATTTTGCTCCTATTCGATGAACCCCCCTTACCCACGGAAACTTGGAGTACCCGGCAGGACTCGAACCTGCAGCCATAAGTTTAGAGAACTTCTGCTCTATCCTTTGAGCTACGGGTACAAACTGGTAGCGGAGAGAGGATTTGAACCCCCGATCCCTTGTTCCCAAAACAAGTGCCTTAACCATACTAGGCCACTCCGCTAAATAATGGGACGGTCGTTTATAGCCTTATACGCTTACCCACGCGGGCTAATTCGTGGAGCCTACAATAAACTATTTAAAATAACTTACTAATTTTACTACATACCAAATACAAACCCGTCACGAGCGCCCAACTAACCACAATCATCACCACCCATGCCACAAGCAGCAACGGACCACTGTATTTAGTATTATTCCTCATGGCAATCCCCTTACCGCTTACCGCATGTTATTTGCTATTTACGTTTGGCTTTGCATTTAGCTTTGCATTTAGCTTTACGTTTGGCTTTAATGCCTTCCAGCATCTTAAATAACCCATCCAAACTCATGCTTAATGCTTTGGCTATTTTGCTGGCAGCTTCCAATCGTGGCCTGCAATATCCACCCAGCACACGGCTGACACATACCCGGCTAATACCGATATCTTTAGCGAGTGCTGATCTATTTAATCCTGGTAATGTGTTTGGCTTTGTGCCACGGTTCGTAGTCCGCTTGTAAGGTTTAATATTCATGGTGGATATATGTATCACTTATTTAATGATATGTCAAACCTTTATTTGCTTCCATGTTTTCCGTATGTGTCCCACATGCCAAAAATGACACCATGGACAAAAATACGGCATTAGTGTTTCTTTGCCCAAACGCTTACTTATACTTCTTACGTGTGCTTCTGCGCTTCCACGGCTTTTGTGGCGCTGTTTATTTAGGCAGTCTTTTTGATAGCGTGTGATTTTTCGCATGATATCAAGACTCGTCCAAGTTCTGGTTATCCCGCATGCCCTCTATTTTTCTTAATGCCACGTGCGTATCTTGAATAAATCCATTCAATATTCTTAAATATGCTGCCTTTCGACGACGGAAGGATTCTTTGGCTTCTGCTATCGTAGGACTGGCAAATCGTTTTCGTGCAGTCTCTAATACAAATTTTCCTCTTGGATTATAATATTCTATACGCCACCCTTTAGGAGTACGGCGTAAAATATGGTACTTATGTAAATATACCCCTACACCATACCCAAAATACGGGTTATCAAATTCATCAACGCCATTAGAAAAGCGGTGTGATTCATAACGGTATAAATACCCTAATTCTGCCATACCCCCCCCCCATTAATCCACAAATAAACTGCTTGGTTGCCCTACCCAAATAAGCTCATACTTCGAGCGCGTGACGGCTATATATGCAGCGTTCATTTCCTGGACACATTCCCAATTTTGCTTTGCCATCGGGTGCGGTATAAGATCGCCCCGTAGCACAAACACCCGGTTAGCTTCTAAACCTTTCGTCCTATGTATAGTTCCCAATACTACCGCATTATTCGGTTTTCCACTATCATCAAAGTCCGCAAATAGCCGTGTAATTACACCCCGCAATTCGCTAACTGTTTTACAATCCACCGCAAGCTCACACAAACACCCGTATCTGTCTTGTGCATTAGCCGCACGCATTTCACCCCGGCCATGCGGTATAGCTAAATACTTATCAGTTTCTTGATTAGTAATTTGACCAGCAATATCAAGCAAATCACGCACATCTTCATTGGCACCTTTCTTTATGCATTTGTCAATTAACTTTTCCAAACCCGCACCCAAATCCCTACCCCTAACTACCGCTTTGACGCCACGTTTAAGTAACTTATATGCTACACCAAGCAATTCCGCATTCACTCTACATACCACTAAATCCCCTGGACGCATACTATTGACCGCAACTTCAGCTTTAAGCGTACTCACAAGCCCTACGTCCGCCGTATCTAGGGCTGTAATTTGCGGCACAATACGTTTAGCAAGCTCTACGTGGCTTTTTGGGCATCGGCGGGTAATATTCAGTGGCAAACTCATGCAACCAGCTGAGGTTTTGCTCAATTCATTTTTAATTCGCTCCATACCGTTTACATCGGCTCCACGAAATCCATAGATCGACTGTTTTTCGTCGCCTATACCAACAATCCTATGAGCGGTATTTAACGCTAAATATTGCTGAACAATATTCGTATCCTGCAATTCATCCACGCACATTACATCGTATTGCTTGCTGCTCAAGCCAAGCTCACTCGGCAGCCAAACCATATCGTCAAAGTCCACAACACTTTTATTAGTTTTACACGCATCCAATACTTTTGGTACGTATTCATACACTACTTCTTCATTGCCGTTAAGCTCAACGTCATGGTGATCCACTAACCGCTCAAGCTCCACCCGGTCACGTACCGCGTACTGCTTAGCCAAACTTACAAGCTTTTTAATTTTCCATTTGACTTGTTTGCTTTTCCATTCGTCATTTTCGCTAAAGCCTGGTAAAGCAATATTATCCAATATCCCATCGACTTTGTAGTTATCGACTTGCACTTTGCCGCCGAATGCCGCTTTAACTTGCCGAAAACCCAAGCTGTGATACGTCATAGGTTCGACGAACTTATTATTGCCTAATCTAAGCTTCAGTTCATCAGCAATATGCTTATTAAATGCTACCAAAGCGATCCTTCCGCTGGTTTGTGCCTTAGCCCACTCTACAATGGTCCAAGTATTGTGTGTTACGGTAAAGTCACCAAGCAAGAATCTACCATCACCAGTCAACGTAAAACCATAATACTCGCCCACTCCAATTCCTTCGATTGTGAAACCTGTAATATTGGTGCGCTTTATTTGTTTTCGTAACGGAGCTTTTTTTCGACGAAGTAAAACAGGAATTAATTCAAGCTGTTCGCCAGAAATTGATATCCGATAATACCCAACTGTGCGTTCTTCGTCCAATTGCACGGTTTTAAAACTGATATAAGCAGCAAAGCCCAAACTTCGAGCCAAGAACAAAATGTCAGTAGCTAACCCAATATACTTGGTTGCAATTTCGTATGAGCCGCAACCAAAATATCCGTCTGAATCAATTAATCCGGCCAGCAACTTTAGCCTTTGATCTATAGACGTTATCAGGTATTTGAACGGAATGCGTTTTTCTCCATCTTTTACACAGCCTGCCAATAGTACGCGCCGAAGCGGGAAGTCTATCGTTCGCTGGTGTGTGCCTTTATCAGTTTTGTTTTTCATCCGTAAAGCCACACTATTAACAGTACGATCAGCTTTGACTTTGCACAACAAGCCATGATCGTCGGCATAATTACGAAGATATTTTATTATTTCTTCATCGTTTGTGCTAATAACAGTGTCGGTTTTCGTGCCATCACCAAGCCACAGCCCGACCAAGTATGGCTCAACTTCATAAGTTCGGTTTTCATTCCATTCTACACCCGTACGCCAAAGTTTCCATTGCGTTTGTGAACATCGGCTTTCACTACGGTAGTCCATCAAAGCAACATCCCGAGTTTGACCTTTGAAGCGATTAGTCCCTACTAGTGTTAGAATATGGTTTTCGTTGCATACCCAGGGATCGCCTTTGATGGGAGTTATCCGATACAATCGTCCAATACCTTTATTTGTAGTTATTACGATACGTGGTTGGCTGTCCGGCCCCATAAGCCAGTCCCCAGCTTTCACAGTTTCCACTGGAACAATCCTTCCGTCATACAATAACACCGGTGTACTTTTACCTAAACACTTACCACTTCCAGCTACGGCATTAACCATAATATGCTCTTGGTTATTATCAAGTGCTTTCCATATAGCCACTTGCTCATCGCTTCCAAGCACATTATATTGTTTGCCACTCATACTACTTACAGCACTTTCCGAATGCATTTTAATTCTCCCCATCACTTTGCTCCTTTAAAAACTATATCAGCAATTTCGGCCTTCACCTTCTTACTAGTTAGCAATTTATAACGGATTTTATCCATAGAAGCTTTTTTAGCAGGACAGTCATACATATGAACCATCATGCGGGCTATTCTAAACCCTGTTATAGCATACCTATAACAATGATGCATACAGCCGTTAGCTGCGGGAAATACAACTAAATTAGGGTTGACTACAATATCGACAATATCAAAATCCACTATATATGTGTTTTGACCGAGTTTTAAGTCCAATACCAAATTTACCAATTCCGGTATATTAAGCATTAGCTTTATCCTCAATATGTTTTCTTAATGCGTTTGCCGACAATTCCACAATCGCACGGCTCAAGCTGATACCGTTTTCCGCTGCATATTTTTTCATGCTTTGCCGCCATGCATTGCTGGCTGATATCATTGTTACTACATGTTCACCATCGGCTAAACTAATACCACAACCACAATCGGGTATGTACTTTTTACCTTTCCAGTCATCAGCCCAAATACGGAATACCTTGCCACAATCACATTGAGCTTCAAAGTATTCTTGGTCTGGTTCATGCCATCCAATACCATTTCCATTATCCCAATAGCGGGTTTCCTTTCCACTATTGATAACCTTTACATGCTTCCAACTCATGCCGATCTGAAGTTCCGGTATCATACGCGCTCCTTTCTATACCCAAGCGTGCCTAAGCCTGCCTCAATAATTATCCGCATGGCTTCGCTTTCTTTAATTTGATTGTCTGTAGCCATGCGCGCGATCGCTTCCCGATAGTCTTGACGGATATTAACACTGAATACGACTGTCCTAGCTGTATTTATATATGTTCCGCAGCCACAATCACGCATAATATTTTTACCCTTCCATCCAAAGCCCGGCACACGGAATACCTTACCGCATTCACATTGCAATTCAACGCAGGCAATAAAACGCCCGTAACCTAATTCATTTTCTTCATTTTCGATCTTATCTCTGCCGATCACTTCCAAGCATGCCCACTTATCGCCGACTTTCGGTAGTTGTGACATAATACTTAAATACCTCCAAAGACATAACTTAACATAAGGACTATAAAATAGTCAAGAAGTATTAATTTCATATACCTGTATCTAAAGCTAGCTTAGAACAATAGTAATAAATAGATATATATTAAAAAAGTTGTTCAGCTTCAATATATATGGTTATACTTTATATATATCTACAAACTACTATTGTTCTAAGCTAGCTTTAGATACAGGTATATGAAATTAATACCATGTTACTTTTTTATAGCTCAGCTATTTTGCTTTTAATAGTTTCAAGTGCGTTCGCATACGCTTTATTAAGCATGTCGGCTAAGTCTTCAGCTTCCTGCCAGCTAGCTAAGCCTCGTTTGATAACATTAGCATCTAACTCGATACCGTATTCTTTGCCTACTATAAGCTCTACAGCACGATAACCGTACATAATACTTTATCCTTTCGTTTAAAATGCTAACCTAAATTATACCTTTATGGCCGTATAGGCATTAACACGTAGTAAAATTCCCCACCCTTCATACCAAATATTACCGGCTCAACCGGGCTTTTTACGTACATGCGTATCGGCCAACTGCCCAGCACCGAAAGCAGATACTTCGGGGCCAAACATACTTCGCCGGAAGTGTTGCCCGTATAGTCGTATGTTTCAGTACCTTCAAAATCAAAATCATGGCTACTCGTGGATAATACAAGCTTATGTGTTTTATGGTTCCAGGCAAGTTTTATAGCTGGTGTTGGATTATCTTTTGTAACTATAGTAAGCCTTTGAATACCTGCCATAATTGTCGGATCATTCAACGCTACATATTCCGTATTACTTGCCGGAAGCTCGCAGATAGTCCAAACTATATTAGTTTTGTCCGCGTGCCTTACAAGCAAAGCTCTGTAGCCATCCGTCGATACGCAAGCATAATTATCAATATATGCGCCAATATACTTCTTGCCTTTACGGTTAGGTTCCGACTTCAAAATGCTTTTATCAATATCTTTTTTAAGTCTGTTAATAGTTTCGACGATGGTTTCATCGCGGATTACAGCCTCATGTATTACTGGATATTTAAATAGCCTCAACCACGGCGGGCTTACATGGTAGCCAGATTTGTCATTGCCTTTAAAATAGGCCAATACAGACGACTTACTAATATTATACTCATCTACTCGTTTATACATGGCTATCCTTCCTTGTTAAGGTATAATCACCTTAATGTAAACCTTGTTTATTCCGCTTGTGGCTACTTATGAGCGCCTATTCCTTCTCATAGCTATCGAACCATGGCCCCATGCGTTTAGTCCGCAACTTACACCCGCTTGTGGTACAGGTGCTTGAGCTTGTTTCCGGGTTATTGCAATGGGCTTGGGCTTCATCAATATGGACATGGGCTAATATCAGCCGCTTGTGCCCAGGTTGCTTGAAATATCGCCGATATACGTTATAATATTCCCGCGCTTGCATAGCTGTAGTAAAATCATTTTTGTCTTCAGGCATAACTATATTACCTATTCCTTTCAAGATTTAACCATTAAAAGCAATAAAAACCCTTTATAGCTAGTCAATAAAACATATGCTTGCTATTCCATGGTATTCTGTATTGCCCCAAGTACGGCGAATACCATAATCTAAGTCTTCAATTGCCCACTGTGGATTGCCATTTTTGAAAAGCAGTTCTGGCTTGCTTGTTAGCCAATGCTTAATTTTATCAAATGGCACAAAAGACTGTGTGCAGGTAGTATGCCTTAAACCAAGCAATAACCAGCTACCACTTGGTTTAAAGTCCTTTTGATCTAATCGGATAATTTCACCCTTGTCATTAACATGGTATTGATCGCCGTACTTTGTGCAAATGTAAAACATAACTATATCCTACAAAGTTAAATACAGTTAATTCAATATTCTGATAGTACAATCAAGGCAACCATAAGTGCCTTAACTAGTAATCTATTAATAGCATATGGTTGCCTTTGTTCTGCTATCAGCTTAAACTACATTAGCTTCTAATAGCTTGCCAATAAGCTTCTAATAGCTTGCCAATACGTTCCACCTCAGCCCAGCTGATAACATGACAGCCCGCATGCAAAGTTCCATCAGCGTCGATTTTGCTCACGCTATAAATGCCTATATGGAACGTATGGCCGTTAGTTTGCCATGTTTTCCCATCCGTTTTAAGCTTGAGCATGAACCGATACAATATCAATGCATGCTTTACCGGCACTACTGCGCCCATAGAAGTTTCGATGTTATCATTTTTAATTCTTAAGCTGGCAAATTCTTCACGTGGCAGCTGATATGTATTGATACTTTCCCCAGCTTTCCAAGCTATCAAATTATCCTGTAATTCTTTATTCCTTGCAGCTTGTGCAATCCGTTCTAACCTATCACGTTCTTTGCGTTTTTCACGGTCCTTTGCTAATTGTTCTTCAGCATCCTTCAACAATTGACTCATGCCGCGATCATCTTTGATTCTGCTAGTAAGCCCGAAAAACTTAGCAAAGCTATTAGCTTCCGTTTTCAAGTTTTCAGCTTGAGCCACCAAACGCGACTTATTTTCACGTGCGCGTTTCGCTTTAGCCAGCAATAAACCAATTTGCTTTTGATACCACCCATTAAAGCATGCTTGAGCCTCTTTATAATTGGGTTGGTAATCGCCCAATGGTAAAGTAAATTGCACCATATGATGCCGGCTTGCGTACCTTGCATCGCTTGTATGTTTAGATGTAGTAACACTATAAGTATCACTATTAATCACTACAGCCTTATTGCCATTATCATTTGTTACAATAACTCCAACCCTCCAACTATGCCGATAGCTGTAAAGCGTATTGCCTTCAAAAAACAGATTCCCTTGTGGGTTTCTTGCATCATTTTGAGTCTGGTTTGCCCATAGGTGAGCTATTTCATCGGTTTTATATACATGTTTTTCGCGTGTCATATACTTATACCTGTGTCCTTTCAATTTTAAATGGTTTAGGCTTAATTGCCTAATTGCTTAAAACTACCTTAAAAACCACCTAATCATGCTAATCGTAATTACCACGTTCCACAATATCACCCCAAGAACAAACCTTGCTACGAATTGTTGGCCTCCCTATCAATACGAGCATTCCACTCGTCGGCACAGGACCGGATAATGCTCCGTAACTCGCTGGCAGTATGAGTTATTTCGCGCTCCTCGGACTCGGCTAGGTATAGGAAGTTGTCGTACAATGCCTGCATATCAGTGGGGGATAATTTATCCTCTCTAGTTTTTGCTGCCAGCCACCACGATTCAAAATCGTCTAGGGTGAATGTAGCCGTATGGCCCTCAGTTATTGTCCATGAGTTGTATCGTGTTTGCAATCTCCCTGATACACTATTGATTTTAGCCATTTTAGATCTCTCTTCCGCCGGTCTCGCGCCGGGGATCGCGTCCCGGTTGCCGCCGGGTCGGTGTTACTCAATCACAGTTATAATGTATATCTACGCTTTATATCCTTTCTTAAAAATGGTTAAATAGCATTGCAGGTATTAAAGCTTAGAAGCTAATAGCTTACTTATTACCTGTTATGCTATCAAAACATTCTTATAGCTTACTTATAGCTTAATCCTTTCCAGGTTCAATCAATTCATCGGTTTCAATACTATAGACTGGGTAGGGTGCTATGTTATTTTCAAACCAATCATGTCCAAAGCAATAAGCTTTAGCGCCATGATCACATGCATCCATTAAATAACAAGCTCCTGGCGCACACGGACTGCAAAATTTAGCACGTGTATAATACAGGCTTTTAATAACAAAAATATCGCAATCGTCGCTGGATTGACTAGCTATATAGCCATCCTTATCATACGTATTGGCTATTGGGCTTTCGGCATATGCGGATTCGCTTCCGAATACATACTTGCAAGTATGGCAGACAAAATCATCACACTCATATTTTGCATGTTTATATCTGCAATACTCTCCCTTTGCGGTCTTAACTTCGTTGCCGCATTCCGGACAGCTGGGCTTACCATAGTCCGCTTCGCTTTCATCATACCAGTATGCTAATTCATTAGCATTGATAACACCGAACCTTATACCGGTTGATTTATCAATATTCGTCAGACCATTACCGTAATCAATACCTTGTGCTTGCATATCATTCTGGGTTTGCATAATGCTATTCCTCCATAAGCAAGTTAAAGTTAGTTGCAAGATATTACTAAAATCGATAATCCTGTATAAACAACTGTTCGCCTTTTACAAGCACGTAATGAGACGCGCAATTGCTATAACATATTGCATACACCCGACGATTACGTTTGCCATCAAATACTGTATAATCAGTCGGGATTTTACTACCATATCCAGTAGCACTATAATATAGTGGTGCATCGCACGTATTCGTGACTATCCAGCTATCCAGGATATATTTTAGTTTGTTTTCGGTTTGCATAACCCAACCTTTCAAAATACTACATTAGTAAGCTAATACGTTAAATATAGCCTTATAATTACCATAAGTCAACTACTAAAGCAACTATTTTATTATATAATATCGTCATATAGCTGGCTGAGTTATGGTAATTAGTAACTGTCAATAAAGTTTACAGTTAACTGTCAATTTTTTGTACAGTAACCTTTAACAGACCATGTAATTTATAAAGGACACATATGCAAGGGTATTTATACTTGTCAATGTCATTTATAAATTACACTCTTATAAGTTACATTTGTCAGGTATAAATTACACTCTTATAAGTGACACTGTATGTTATAAGTTACATGCTTATAAGTTACATAGATCATTCATATATCGCCTCACAAAATGCATGATATCCAGGTAGGCAATTGTGCTGATTGAGCGTAATCACAAGCCTGTCCGCCATGCCTTTAGCATCGTAGCCGTGGTAAGTCATAACACGCCGGGCGCTATAGCCGATACGTTGATAAACCGCATAACCGGCTATAGCTTGTGGTAATGGCTGGGGCTTGTGGTTTGGTCGGTTTGTAGGCTGAGTAGCGTATGCGTTAGTTAACATGTTAGCCTACTCTATTTCCATGGATATCATATATGACTAAGAACCCGCAATCTCTACATTTATATACAGATTCTACTAACTCATAATTGTGAGTTCTGTCATACAGCATAGCGTTCTTATGCTTACATGATGGACAGGTAGGCGCACTGCCATTATTAAGCAATCCGCTTAGTGGATGGAATCCATTAGCAGATACAGGTTCAAATTCATTATCTATGTTATTGTCTTTTTTTACTCTGTTTTGGTTTGTCATAGTACCATATATGTATGCAACTTTCATACCAATTTATATACTTTAGTCTGTTAGCATCTAACCTCAGCTACTACATACACTTACATATAAGTGTCCGATATTGAACACTTTATGATAATGTAAACTCTACCGACACCTAGCCCATAACTGCTTTATTATCAACACTTTACATTTTACACCTACTGTCGGGATATTTTACACTATTGCTGTAAACCATTGCAATATATACACTTACACATACACAAATATATTATCTAGTTTACATAAGTCGGCAAATGCTTACATTATCAACTACATCATTATATATTAGCATCTAACTACATATGCAATATCCTATACCTACATAAGCCTATGCAATATCCTATATATGCTATATGCTTGTATGTGTATGTATTAGTCTATTGTCCTAGCTAGTAGTCGAGTTGTCGCAAATAGCTTTAAGCTGAATGCAAGAGCTTGATTTCCCCCATGACCATTAAAAAAAATAAATACTAAAATACACTAATGCAATATCCTATAAATAGCTTGACAAACACATACACATAAGCTAATATGCCCGCTAACACGAAAGGATGAATTTATGAAGAAACTTATCTGGTTATTGCCGATATTACTCATTGCTTGTTTTGTAGCATGTAGCCATGCAGCTGATGTGCCATTCATATGGGATTATGGTACGCCCATGCCGACTGGGTTTGAAATGCGAATTATGGACATGAGCAATATGGTCATACAAACTTATGACTGTGGTGCGGCGGCAGCTAAAACATGCACGGTACTTAATATTACTTCTGGCAATCGTCAGGCACAGTGCTTTGCATATAATGATGGTGCACCGGATAACATACGTGAATACAGCAATGGCAGCAATATAGTAGCGTTCACGGTGCCGGTTAAGCCAGTTGCGCCGACGAATAATAAGGTAGCCGATAATCAGTCAGTTAGCTTTAATATAAATGCCGATGATGAAGTAATCAGGTTGAGCTTTAATAAAGAGCTTGACAATAAATAAGTGGATGTGTTAGTGTATGTAGCATGTGCGGAACAGTGGGTATGGATTCATATGAAAGTCGGTTGCTTTACTTAAGCTCGGCTTTCTCAACCGGGGGGTAGAGTGAGTCCATGCCCACTGAAAATATTTAAGTGTGAAATTATTATGCAGCCAGATGAATTAATAAATTGTGAAGTATGCAAGCGAACGCATCATAAGGATTATGTGCATCCCGATAACGGGTATGAATTTCGCTGCATGCGTTGCGGACATGAGTGGAGGACTAAGGTAGCAGGCGATGTACCAAAAAGCTGTAGCAAGTGCCATAGTGCATATTATGACCGTCCACGAAGCGGCAAACTTATAGCACCTGCAAAAGTCAAAGCACGCAAACGTGCAAGAGTCAAAATACAAACTCACATAGAAGTAGAACGTGTTAATAGGTCCGGTATCGAGCCTCCGCCAAGCGTGAGGATGAAGGGATAGCTATATGAAACCAATCTCGCCAGTCATTGCTGGAGTGCCAGAAGTTATTTTTGCTAAAGATCAGCCCGAATATCTTCCTTTACCAGCCGTGAAATGCGACGACGGTACAGTACTTAGTCGTTGGAAACTCACATGGGTTGAGCGGTGGCAAATATTTATACATGGAAATTTATGGTTGTGTCAGTTGACGTTCAATCAGCCGCTTCAGCCACAACGACCGTCTGTATATCCGCCAAGTGTGCGTATGGGTAAGGGTAATATTTAAAGTACGTTGATATTTATGGACGACAAAATACTCATACCCTGGAAAGTCCGCATATTCCAACTTCGTATCGCCATACGATATTTGCCTAATAAATTCGCCCGTGTGCTAGGAGTACCGAACGTAACGCTTAGAAGGCTTGAAAAAGGTGAATTAGAACCTAATGTAAGAACTATTCGGCGCATACGTCTTATGGAGCATGCATTCGATGAAGAATTAGTGCATTATCATTATCTTGTAAAACGCTTTGGTTCTAAATATCCTTGGGGGAAGGAAGTCAAAGTATATGAAAAGTATGGCGGCTACAAACACACAAAACAAGCACTCGGCTACCGAAGCTCGAAAGTCGTCCCTAGACGAAAAGCGGATTATGAAGCGTTGGGCGGTGTGGGAGTGTGGGGTAAAGTTTAGGCTGAGGCAGAAGTGGAGTAGAGGGGAATTATTACACATACCTGTAGATACTGTTAAGTTCGTTCATGCTGACCGAATAAAAGTAGCTTTACGTCATGGCATAACATGGGCTATTATAGCTAAGTATCAATTAGACTATCCGTGGTTGACGGATGAAGAGTTTCTTGAAGAAGTGAACGCATTGCGAAAAAAGTAAATTGCAAATGACAAATATTTCTTACCACAAGGGGATGTGAATTTATGGCTGAAACAATACCGAACAAACCGCTGAACGGCACCGAATTGCAGCAAATTATTCAAGCCGATATTGCACGCATGCTGTCTATGGATGGCATGCTTAAAGAGTACATGAGCTATGGTAGAGTAAGTACCGTGATTACAGTAAAACTATTGCTGGATAATCCAGCATATCCAGAGCATGTAATCAATATCCGCCCTCAACCCACCAAAGCTCATCCGCAAATCGTAACAGCACCCGTCAAAAATGTAACCGAAGAAGCAGTAAAGCTTGGTCGTCAGCGTACACGCAAAATCGACAACCCCAATCTTGAACGCTTGAAGCACAAACTTCCGATTAACAAAATCGCCATCGACCCTTCAGACGGTAAACAAAAAACCCAAGAACTTAATTACACTGCTGAGTCAGCCGGTTTAACCGAAGCCGATGTAAATCCCGATAATGGCACTGTCGATAAAGAACTCACGGCGATGGAAGTGGATTTGTAAGCATGAATATTACCATAGCTGATATACATATGCGATTTTGGCCGAAACATACCGCTAAAATACAGCCATCTAATACCCATGGTAGTTTATGTGGATGCCACAAATGCCGTAAAGCTCAAGTGCTGTACGTGCGGGTTGTAGATATTAAGCTTGCACAGGATGATTTGATTATGCTCATGCAAGACATGAATATTTAAATATCTAAACGTCAAAGGGGAAGGATAGGTAATATATTATGCCGCCGATGGATCAAACAGGACGCAATATACACGTGGGGCAGCTAGTGCATGTGCCGATGAATGGGATGTTTGCTGCGGAAATAGTAAACATTATTGATTCCAAAATGATCATCCCTGGTCAGCAAAATGTGCCTCCGCAAGTAGTATTGCAAGTAATCATCAGCATGCCTATTGTGCAAAATCATTGCGGCGTGTATGTAGTAGGAAATATGGATAAGCATATACAAGATACCGGGGCGAATAGTGAGGGGGATGACAACGGGGATGCCGAAAATCAAAAAGACAAGTTGATTCAATTTCCCACTCCTTCTTGAAACGAGGCTCCCCATGTCCGATTGGATTACTGTTGTGCTGAACGCGCTGATGATAGCCGGTATGGTAATTATGGTATTTCATAAATCCGGCAAGAGTCAATCTACCATGGAGCAAAAGCAGGAATCAGACCATGATAGCATAGCCAAAGTAGAAGTCGCGTTATCGAACCATACAAGCGACTTGACCCCGCATAAAGCATGTCTAGAACACGCGGCTACTTTAAAAAGCATCGACACAACACTTAAGCAATTCGCGGTTACTATAAATACGCTTGATGTGCGTGTATATGAAATGGTCAAAAACGGCGGTAAGCGACCAACGGAATATGGCGGATAAGGTAATAAGCTATGACTCCTGAAAATATGGCTAAATTGCGGTCAATACTTCAACGCCATGAAGGATTACGTTTGACTCCTTATGCAGACTCTCGTGGATTTCAAACTATTGGATGGGGTCATAATTTATCCGCCCACAATGAAGACATACCTGAAATTATTACAACCGATCAAGCGCGATGGTATTTTGAAATTGATTTTGCTGAAGCATGCAGTAATACAGAGTTATATTTACACGGCCAAAAAATTACACTTGATGATATTCGCTTTGCTGCATTAGTAGATTTATGCTTTAACATCGGCATCGGCGGTATAAGCAAGTTCAAAAAAATGCTTGCAGCTTTAAAAGCAAACGATTATACTACAGCATCAAGTGAATTGTTAAACAGTATTTACGCTGAGCAAGTACCGAGCCGTGCAATTGAACTGGCCGACATGTTTAGAACTGGAACATGGAAAGGTTAAAAGGTACTCATTATGACTACTACATGGTTAGACAATAAAAACCGTTTACTGTTCCTTATGAGCATGTGCATTACGGTCGGCGGCTGGCTGATAACGATAAGCACATGGCATGACATGTTTACTACCGGGGCAATTGGTGGTTTGCTATTATTGCTTGGCAATAACGTATTTTCTAATATGATCCGCAATATCGGACTTATAACAAATGGTACTGGTGGAAGTACGAATACCACTACCAATACCACAACGATTACAACTCAACCTACGGGGGATGTAAAATGAAACGTATCATTATGATTTTTGCAGCTTTGTCTTTGATTATTGCATTTACAAGTTTGCCGATATTCGCGCAAACACACGACTTCAACCGATTCGCTTTCACGGGCGGTGGGTATTTTGACGGCTCGCAAGTCAAAGGACTCGCTGGAGTAGTAATTAAGCTCGGTGATGAATCCAGCCGTGCATATAACATTACTGAAACTTCAATCGGCATGGTTCCAGCGGGTATGGGCAATATACATATAGCCGGTGACAAAGATTTACAAGCTGACTTTAGCTCAGGATTGCTTTATCGGCTATTTACGTATAAAGGATATGCGTTATTTGGCCTTGGCGAACCGGGTCTACAGCAAACCGACGATATAAGCTCGCTCATGCTTAAAGCTGGCGGTGGCGTGCATAAATTCATATACAAAGATATTGTCGGATTAGCGGTCTTTGGCACATGGAAATATGCCGAAAACCCAGTAAACAAAGTAGCTCAATGGCAAGTGAATCCGGCGTTTGCATTGACATTCAGATTTTAGCGTTTAGTATAATTAATCGGAGTAAATAGTGACTGCAACAAACCACCGCAATACCGACTGCTGTACTTTCCTGCCTGCTGCTTGCTGCGGGACGGTGGTCCAAGACATGCTTACAAGATTGCCGATAGCTTTAAGCATGCCACCGTCCCAAAAAGCAGGTGAATTATGAAGCTGCCCAAGATATTTGCAAGTCCGCGTATATTAATTTACTTAAAGCACATCGCATTCGAACTTAAACGTGCTAACGATTTATCAGAATCACGCTTACGGCTGGAGCATCCTGAATATAGGCGATTAGAACCTAAAGCAAAAGCTGTAACACGCAAACTTGTGGAGCTTGAAACACCGACCGTGGAAGAATTAAACAAACGCTACGAGGACGATATCGAGGCTGGATTAATTAGCCGAATAGAGGAAACTTAAGGGGGAAGTTATCATGCAAGGGGAATATTTAAAATTCGAGTTATTTTCATCAACGGGTCTTACTGATATCTATAGGATCTATTCTAAACTTGATATGCACCGTCCACTTGGACTTATTAAATGGTTTGGGGCATGGCGGAAATATGTGTTCTATCCTTCTGAAGAAACCTGTTTTGATATAGGCTGTTTAGGTGAGATTTGTGCATTTATTAATACCCTAATGGCCGCAAGAGTAGCTAAGCGAAAATCTAAAGTACGAAAGGCTAAATAATTGTGCCACGTATATCAACACGAACTCGGCCCAAAATACCAGCGATCCCCGGCAAAAGTCATTCCACACGTATAGCGGAAGCTTATGAAAAACTCGGCATTACCGAAAATGAATGCAACCGATTACCAAAAATTACACATATATTGCGAAACCTACCGGGAAAAGTGGATCAAGCAATTGAGTTTCTTAGAGGTTCCAATGAATCAGATGCCCAAAAATGGCTCCAGGTTTACGATTCATTGGGGATCTCTATACGCAAACTCCTGCCTTTTGAAGCCTTCTGTGCCGCTAGTGGTTTATCCACTAAGCGCGTGTTAGAATTAGTTACCGGAGCATGTTTTGAGCAATCCGATGCAGTAGCAGCATTATTAAGTAAAGCCGCCAAGCCGGTCATATTACAAAAAGCCATAAAACTTGCCGTCAAGCCTAAACAATGGGAAGACCGCAAAATGATCATGCAGCACGAAGGCTATGCGCCGATACCCAAAACACAGGTAGTCAACGTGCAAGGTGATGTAAATACAGATAATCGGCAGCAATCGGTAAGCATCGGAAGCTTGAATAAAATTGATGCTATCATGGGCGAAATCACGGATCGGTTTAACGAACGATTGAGTATTGGTGATGGGAGGAATAGTAGTGCGAGACAAATTACTGAAGCTATTGAGGAAGTTGAAGCTAACGACGATATTATTGATAATGATAATGATATTGATCCTGGTAGTGCCATTGGAAATATTGTTGAAATTCCTGAATTGGCTGATGGATTGGTTATCAATGATAGCGTACCGGATCGAACGGAAAATGGAAGCGAATGGGAAGTAGACTTATGAAAATTATCAGGGTATTTCCCAGTCGAACTAAAGCCACTCCAGTAGATAGTTTGTCATTTGTGGGGGAACCCCCAAAAGGTAAAATACCCGATGTTGATGAAGTCCATATTTCTACTATATTTACTTATGATATTCCTGAAGCTGAACGATTAGCTACATTATGGCAACGTATTGCACCTGTTAAAATCGGTGGTCCAGCCTTTGAAGAACGAGGGGGTAATTTTGAGCGGGGGATGTATGTTAAGACTGGTTACACGATTACTTCCCGTGGGTGCCCGAATCGTTGCTGGTTTTGTAGCGTGTGGAAACGTGAAGGTCAAAAGGCACGTGAATTGCCAATAGTCCATGGGTGGAATGTATTAGATGATAACTTACTAGCATGTTCTGAGTCACATATACGGGCAGTATTTAAAATGCTTGAACAAGAAACTAATCCCGTGCAATTTACGGGTGGGTTTGAAGCAGCGTTATTAAAGCCATGGCATGTGGATTTATTAGTCGATTTGAAACCTGCACAAATGTTCTTTGCTTATGACTCCCCTAAAAAATATGAGCCGCTTGTAGCAGCATCGAAACTTTTGACTGAAGCTGGATTTACACGGACTACGCTTCGGGCGTTCGTGCTGATGGGATATAAAGGTGACACACAAATAAAAGCTGAATCCCGGTGTCGTGCGGTAGCTAAGTTAGGCTTCTTTCCTATGGCAATGCTATACCGTGATAAAAACGGTCTTCGTGATAAATCTTGGGCTAGATTTCAGCGCCTATGGGCTAGGCCAGCTTCAATAGCTGCGATGTTAAAGGCTTCATAAAATGTATGCAAAAAGTATCGTTGATGAACGCTTAGCTATAGCAGCCCAAACATTAGGCTGGAAGCCCGAATATCACTCCACTGACGAAGTAGACAAATTCACCGAATACTTAAAGCAGTGGGAAAAGTATAACGCTGCCGGCCAGCTATATTTCAGCCGTGACTTAAAGCAAAATGAATACCGTTTCATAGTCAACGAAAAAGTACTTTGCACATGTGATGCTGCATACTACTTAACCCGTTACGCACACTTGAGCGATGAAAATGACACTAATGTACGGTATAAATTCCGCGATACACAAAAAATCTACTTCCACGTAATATCCGAACTTGAAGCCAAACATGCAGCCATTGAAATTATCATCGGCAAAGGCCGTCAGCAATTCGTTACCACGATTATCGAACTGCTTATTGGACACCGGGTATTTTTTCATAAAGACACAAACGCACTTACCGCGTCCGCTGACCGAATCAAGTCGGAAGAAATGGGCAAGAAAATCCTATTTGCCTACGATAACTTGCAATGGTGGATAAAGCCAAAAAGCAGCCGTCGTGTAGAAAGTGTGCCTGGATTATTGGAATTTGAAAGTTTAAATTCCCGTGTAAGCATCCAGCATGGAGCTACAAGCGCAAAGCAAAAAGGCCAGCAGCGAGTTGGTTTGGGTCGTGGTGGTACACGTACAGTATGGCACGTTTCAGAGGCTGCCCACATACCGCGTCCAGAAGAACAAATAGAAGCATCGCTTATGCGTGCTACACATGCAAGTCCAAAAGTATTTGGAAATATAGAGTCCTCATTTTCTGGTAAAACAGGCTGGTTTGCGGACAAATATAGATACGCAAAGGAACACCGAAACGATGGTTTATCAAGACTTACACCAATTTTCTTTTCATGGCCCTGCGCCCACGATATATACCCTACCCGCACGTGGATCAGCACACATCCAGTACCGTTCGAGTGGAAACCAAAAGATAAAGTACTAAGTCAAATCATCAAAGCCGAATTATTCATCCGTAACGATCCACTACTCGGTGACTATTTTGGTACTGACTGGATCATGCCAATTGACCAGCAATGGTTTTATCATTGTTTGTATACGGAAGCACTGGGTTCCGGCAATATGTCAAGTCTCCAGCAGGAAGTCGCTTGTGACGACGTTGAAGCTATGATCGCAAGTTATGACAATGTATTCGGCCAGGAAACCATTGAAGTATGCCACCAAAACCGCGTGCAAAAATACGACGTATATGGTATTACCGGACAAAGCATAGAAGATAAACATGAACCAAAATTAGACGATATTGATACTTCAAAACCCCGTATACCAATAGTACATACTTCCAATCAAGGTGATACATACAAGTGGGAATTAGTGCCGTTAAAGTACGAGCTTTATGAAAACCCTTCCGGCAAGCGTGAAGAATTAGAATATATCAATGATGTATTATTTGTGTTTAAACAGCCCAGCTTTAGGCAGCCATTTGAAGTTAATAATATTGCTTCCCGCGCATATGGTGTCGGCGTGGATACTGGCACCGGCCAAGGTTACGATTACAGCGCCATATGTGTAACCGAACGCGGTGATGGGCCAATAGCGGATATTCAGGTAGCTGAATGGCGTAGTAATACAGTCGGCCACGTGGAAGCATTTGCGTATGTGATGCCAATATGCTTATATTTCACTAACCCAAATAAAGAAATCAATAACTATCCACTGGTAGGTATTGAGCAATTGACAGCGGTTGGTGATGTATGCCAAAAAGAAATGAAGCGACTTGGATATCCGGCTGGGAGATTTTTTAATTTTGGCCGTTATGATAGTCGGAACGCACTAAAGCAGCTTACTAATAAACAAGGCTGGTTTACTACTGGCTGGAGTAGACCAATTTTAGTAGGCAACTTTATATATGTCGTCCAAAACCAATGGTACATACTAAACTCTCCATGGACGATTGAAGAATGCAGGGAATTTGAAGTTCATAAAACAATAAGTAGTACTGGCCAAGTTAAAGTTAAGGAAGAACACAGCAGCGAAAGCAACGATGACTGTATTTTTGCAGCAGGTATCAGTACATTTATTATGCATGACATGGATACTTTAGCCGACCGAAGCAAGAAGCAATCGCGTGTGGGTGAGTCATTGCCGAAATTGATGCTGAATACGTATAACGGGCAAATAGTCAATACGAATCAAGGTGGCATACGGGAAGCTACATTGGAAGAAATACTGGAACTTAGCTATTAGCAAGGGTGAGTTATGCAAAGAGACTCATATGATATTGCTTACGCGGTAGCAAAAATAATATGGTTCTTGGCTTTGACTATTTTGGCATTCGTATGCATTGATATTGTAGGCAAACTGCCAAATCAGCTTGATACTTTAATCCGCGAACAATCCCGTGAGTGGCAAACTACAAGCGCGACTATTATAACACAGCAATTAGCCGAAACACGGAATTTAGTATCTAATGAATTATCAGCCACACGAAAAACTTTATCGTCTGAATTAACTAAAACCCGTGCTGATTTGCGTTTTAGCATATTGGTAGCCGATAGCCGTGCTGCAAGCATACAAGCTGACTTAAACGCACGATTGCTTGAAGCAAATAGCACGCTTGATATGCAGCTTACCAAAACTGAAGCTGATTTGGCTGCAAATATGTCCACGCTAAATTCAAATATTGCAACATTAACGGCTCCAATGGCAAGTGTCATGTCACAAGTAAATGAAGCATCACCATTATTTTTGGATTGTGATCATAATTCCGATTGCCTTTTTAATAGATGGGTCGGCATGGGTAGGAGTATTGAAAAAGTGGCTGAAAATGGCGCTGAAACAAGCAAAAATATATCCAAACTTACGGAAGACTTATCGAAGTTCACAAACGAAATCACCAAACCAAAACCGTGGTATAAACACATAATAGATTATGGTAAACTTGCTGTGTATACGGTGTCAAAGTTCGTATGGTGAAAATAATACTTAACAAGGGGATGCTAAAATTATGAGTGCATATGTCAAAATGATTTTAGTCAACATGCTAACTTCCAAAACCGACAAGCAAATCAAGCAGCTTCAGGATTGGATCGAAAACCCGTTTTCACGCAACGAGCTATTCGATTTAATTAAGCTGGAACTTAAACGCAGGGGGATATAAGCTTATGGCAGTCACATATCGTACACTTGGTACATTGCAACCCATCACGTACTTTGAAAACTATACCACTGGCGAAATCGCACTTCCGCCAACTGACGAAACCGCATATCACATAAAACCCGAAATGGCCCGCCGTGGCTTTGAATATAAAGAAGCCACAACATTGCGTGAAATCGACAAACTCCAGCACAAAATTCAAGACTGGGAATACAAAGTCGGTCAGCAAGCCCAAGAACATGATGAACAATTAGCTATCAAAGTTCGTTCAAGTGTTAGACAACGTTTAATGTCTCGTATGGTATCCGGCAGCACGCACCCATGGGAAAGAGACTTTATTAAAAACTATCTCATGCTGCGTGAAGAAAAACGCGACAAATGGCAAAAAGAATTTAACTTGCACCGGGATTGCTATTTCAGCTTGCGTGAAAACGACAACCTTAACCATATAAAGGATTCAGTTGAATCTGTTCCTGAAATGAAGGATGATACTTGTGTGAAGTGTGGGCAGTTTAGACGCATGAAGGATAGCAAGTTGTGTTTTACGTGCGCGGGTGGGTAAAGGGGTAATATATTATGGCCCAAGAAACCAAATTAAAAGAGTGGCAGATTCCAAGAGCCGATGCCAAAGAAGACACCAAATTAAGTTGGCTAAATTCCGCTGTTGAAGAAGGTTCTTCATGGCTAAAAGAGCAACGCGGCTATGCGGATATGAAAACCGCTTTTGACATACTAGCTGGTAAATCCCCCGCGAATCCATCACCCAGCTACCGATCACAAATGTCTACTGGCCGCTTAAAACGCAACATCCGTGAAATCGTCGGTGCTGTAAGTAACGTGCGTCCGATTTGGGGCTATAATACAAGCAATAATGCATTCACTGCTGAATGCGAAATGATGAACAAAGTAACCCAGGCATTATATTTAGAACGTGGATTAGATACCGCTATAAAGTCCGCTATGCAATGGTCGGCGGCTACATGCACAGGCTGGCTAAGGCCGGTATTTAGAAAATCCATGTACGGCACCAAGCGCACAGGTGATTTAACATTTCTTACTTACGGCGCACCCAGCGTATTGCCTGTGCAGTTACCATCTAATAATGACTGGCAAGAAGCCTACGCGATAACTATATTGGACGAATTACCTATCGCTATGGCTCACGGGATGTTTCCTAAATTTCAAGACCGCCTGACTCCTACTTCATCGCGGTACTGGTATGCACCGGAAATCCGCCGTGCTGCAAAAGGCAATGTAATACGCCGCATGTTCGGCAAATGGGGACAAAACGAAGCCAGAAGTTTAAGCGAAATGTATATACCGATCCGGTACACATACATTATTGACTTAGCCATAAATACCACCGGCAAATCAATCGCTATGGGTCAACCTGCCGATGCATCATGGTGCTATACAGTACCGTCGTTAAATTCGGATATCCCGATTGGACGCCATAAAGACGGAAGTGTGATTTACAAAAAAGCCGATGAAAATGATGCCCGCATGTATCCGTATAGGCGGCTGATTATATCTTCTGAAAATGTTGTCATGTACGATGGCCCTTCGTTCGACTGGCATGGTGAATTTCCAGCCATCCCATTTTGCTTGGACTCATGGGCATGGGAAGCAATAGGATTTGCGTTAGTAAACGGTGGCTGGCAAATACAAAAATCCATAGATGAACTTGAACGTGGTGTCATGGACAAACATGCTGCTGCACTTGATCCAGCGTTAGCTTATGACATAAACGCGGTCAACCGCAACGAGGCTAGAACATTTGACCCGATGAAGCCACGTACAAGGTGTGGTTTCGACGGGCAACTTACTGAACGCCCATTTCAGGATGTATTACCTGAATCCTACCGCCGTGTTGATCCTGCGACACCACAATATATCACCCACCTTGAAGAAACTATGGACTATCAGCAAGCCATACGTGATGTATTAGCTTTAGCGAAAGCCCGTGCGCTTGGCGGCGGTGTAAACGATTACGAAAAACTTGTCGAAGCGGATGGACCGATCGTACAAGACATAACCCGCAATGTAGAAAATTCGTTATCGCGTGTAGGGCATCAAACCAAGTATCATGTCATGCAATATTACGACACCAAGCGGCTTATGGAGTACGTCGGCGCGGATGGCATCACACGCAGCACGCTTGATTATGACCCCACCAGTTTAGTGCCTTCACATATGCCTGATGAAGACAGAAACGGCAGTTCAATATATAGCCGTCTGCAACGCGCTCGGATGTTTGCGGAAAACTTACACTTTTACTTAACACCACATTCAGCACATGAAATTACGCAAATGTCCCATAAGCTATTGCTTATACAACTCCGTAAAGCTGGTATCCAAATTGACTCCCGTACTATCGCTGAATCCTGCAATGTGTCCAATTTCGGCAACAAACCTGATGGCAATACAGTATGGGATCGGTATTGGAACGAACAAGCGCGTGTGGCTGAACATGCTATCGGCATGAAGCAGCTTGTAGACAGTTTAATGTCTACTGGTGTGGGTACTACCCCAGCAATTGACAATGCGGCTGCTAATTTAGCTGGTGCGCCTACAAGCGAAGGCAGACCGCCAAGTGGTCAACAGAGTCCAAAACTTTTGCAAAAAGATGGTGGCACAAGAAGTACGATATCTGAATCCGGTACATAATATTATGGCATCCGTAAGCTATAACCCGCAATCAACCACACAGCGCATGGTACGTCAGCAAACTTTTCAAGTAGCCACCCATGCCGGATTCCGTGTGCTTATGGGGCAGATAGCAATACTTTTAAAACAGTTACATGATAGTAAGTTTACTGGTAGCGTTACATTAGACTTTAACTGCGGTAGCATAGGAACTATCAATTGTGTGGATAGCCAAAAAGTTAAATAAAAATATTTACTAAATACTTCTTGACAAACCCCACCGTATTAATCCACTATTCATACTGACTGTAGTACTGTAGTAGGGAACTAGGTTTGAGGGCGACGGAGATTTTTTAAGACAGGCGCATCCCCTTGCCGCCCAGCCAACTGGCCCGATACAAAGTTTGTGAGTGTCCCATCCACTTACTTGCTTGTATCGGGCCTTTTGGCGTTTATAAGGTGATCACCTTATAGGGTGTTTTGGGGCAAACCGATTATTTGAAAGGACGACTTTTATGAAGGGAAGCAAATTCACACAGGGAACCAAACTCGGCGGGACTCAAAAGGGACCGGGGCTTAAGCTCAAAGGTGATTACAAAGCCGACACGTTTGGCAAAAAGTCCACCAAAGCGCCGAAGAAATCGTTGAAAGCGTAGGAAAGCGCAGCAATCTTATGGGTATGCCAGCTTTACCGGGTGCGGGACCAGTGAATGAGTTTGGTGGAAATAGCGGCAATATGCCTGCCCCGCCAACATCCTCCGTACCCGGTCAACCTGAATCACCAGCACTCAGCGTGCTAAACGATATCAACAATATCAGCCGAAGTGCCAGAAACATAGGAAGCAACTTTCCTACTACTGGACCGATCATTGACCAAATCAACGAATTAGTATCTCAGCTTCAGCTTAAAATCGTACAAGCGTTGCCGCCTACACCAGTAGCAGCCCCGCCTGTATAAACGTGCAAGGGGAAAATAAACATATGCCTAAAATGATAGATATACTCAAAAAGGCCGGATATACCGACGAAGAAATCAAGGGTATGGAGACTTTAGTTTCTAACCCTCGTTTTGCGTCCGCTATTGAAACCGAACTAGCCCAAATCGAAACACTTCAAGCCGACGTTACCAAAAAGCAGCAAATCATCGACGGCGACACTAAATGGTACAATGAAACTTGTGTACCGCAAACCGATAAATTAGTTCAAGCTGCTGCTGAAGCTCAAGCTAAGGCCGCTGCCGCTGAAGCAAGGCTGCAATCGTTAGCGGATGCGGGTGTGTATAAACCGCCAGCAAACGAAAACCTTAACCCAAATCCTAATCCAAATCCTAACCCCAATCCCGCTCCAAGCCCGACTGATGCAAACGGCAAGTATGTCACCGTTGAGCAATTCGGCAAAGCCTACGAAGGCGTAGGTGATGCAATCGAAATGGCCCAAGACATTGTAGCCGACCACCAGGACTTATTCGGCAAACGTCTACCGGGTGGTATTGGTGCATTACGCAAAAAGTATAAAGAAGCCGTCAATAGCCGCATGTTCAACGGCAGCCTGCGTGAGTTCTGGGAAAAGGACAATAATGTAGACGCCCGTAGAAGCGAACTTGCCGCTGAAGAGTCCAAAAAGCACGATGATGCTATCCGGCTTGAAGAACGTACCCGGCTTGCATCGCTTGGCGGAAACCCGATGACGGCTACCATGCAGCCATCAAGAAACCCATTTACAAATCGTACAGTTTCCGCTGATGGCAAACCTCTTACCGACACTAACCGCCCGTGGGAAAAGTCCGGCGAGGGTCGTGCAAGTGAACGAGTGAGTAAGTTCAGTACGAAGGTGTTGCAGCAATCTGTGCAATAGCTGTGCGGCTAAGGGTCGGTCGTTAAAAGACTCCGAAGCCATGTGAAGTAACGGTATTTTATTAATAGGAGATTTGATATGGCCGATCCCACTTTTGATCAGATTTCAGCTTCAACTTTGGCTGACATGGCTCAGGATATCGTATACGACGAATTCTTCGTTGAAGGCTCTCTACAGCGCAAACTTCGCGCTTCCGGTGCGCTTGACGAATATCTCGGCGGTACGATTATGCAAGAGCCGTTTCAATATAACCGCGTTTCAGGTGGCGCTATTGCCCCCGGTAGCGATGTAACGGTGATTCAGAAGCAAATCCTTGCAGCTACCGCATTCACACCCAAGCTGTATGTTGAGCAAGTTCCTATGAACTTGTGGCAAACCAATGTAGTAAACAGTGGTCCTGCTGCAAGAGTCAAACTTGCCGATCTATATATGTCCAATGCCGTTCAAGCACTCAATACCGATTTAGGTATTGACTTTTATCGTCATGGACAAGCAGCCCCGAGTGGAGTTGGTGATAACCGCGTGGTGTTTATCAACGGTGCCGCTGAAGCCATGAATGATGGTATTACATCCTCATGGGATGGCAATTACTTCCCGTATTATGGCGGGCAGCTTCGTAATGGCGTTATCGGCAATGTGCTGAATTCCATTCCGATTTGGTTTGGCGACCAGCTTGGAAATACCGGGCAAATCAGCTATAAATCCATCGTCGAAATGTACCTGAATTGCGTGCAGGAGCCGGAAATCGGCGTGTGTAATAAGGCGCTGTACAGCTACTTGCTCGAACGCCAGGAACCCAAGCAGAACTTTGCACAAGAAAAAGACGCCAGCATTGGGCTTGTAGGGCTGAAGTTTTTGAATTCCTACATCCATGTCGATAAACTTTGTCCGTCTACCAAGTACGGTCAAATTCTGCCGTCTGGATTATCGCAAACTACAGCTATTCAGCCTGCCGCGTTTACGTCGTCACCGGCACCGAGCAGCATCAGCAATCTACCGGCTGGTGTTACGATCAATCCTGGTGAAGTCATATTCTTCTTCCGTACTGCTGGATGGAAGATTCGCCCGACGACTGACGAAGAGTATAATTTCAACTTCACGCCGCCTATCAGGACACAAACGAATCCTGATTTGATCGTCATGTTCCTGAAAGCAGGGATCAATTTTTATTGTCCCTCGCCGCGTGATAATTGCCACGGCTATGGTGCGGGTTTTTAGTTGAAAATAAAGTACTTATAGGTTTTTCAGCCTTATAAGAACTTAGATAAACAAAGGAGATTAAATCATGCCTTCCTCATGGTCTAAACAGGCTCAGCAACTAGGGCCGGTACGTTACTTCAATGCCGGTGCCGGTATGTCGGTTATCGGCGGCGAAATTACAGGCGTCCCAAGTAATGTTGGCGCTAATCAAGGTGGTCAGGATCGCCCCGGTGATAGGATTATCATTGGTGAAGAAGATGCCCTTGCACTTAGCGATACTTCCATCGGTACACTTTACGGTGGGTTATATCAGTATGTCACCACCAAATCCGGTGCGGTTGCCGCTGCCACACGTGGCAAAGCGTGTTTTTGGGATACTGCTGTAGCAAACAAGCTATTCCAAGTCACCCCGGACGAATCCGGCGCACAGGGAGTTGCTATGTTTGCGGGCGTATACATCAATACGCTTACTGCCGGTAATTCCTGGTGGATTCAGCAAGCCGGAAAAGTGTTTGTCCGCATGAAAGCCGTATTCACCGGCATACCCGCAAATGGTTGCGCTGTGTATCTGGCTGAGGCTGGAGCAGGCGAACCGGGTGTGTTCGATGTGCTTGACGGTGGTGGAAATCCGTCGTTTACGCAAGTCGGCAGCATGCTCAAAAACTACGCCGGTGTTGCTGAAGGCGTTCCGGTTGCAGCGGGAATCGGTATTCCGATCAATATCCCACTGTGCCGTAATTTCCGGTGGTAGACATGGGTACTAAATTCACCATACCGGATATCGTTATGACGCCGGATGAAATATTCACCGCTAAAGAACGTGGGCGGCATATGGCTGCGAACGCGATTATTGCTAACCCGGACTCACGCAAACGTGTTGAGTCCACTTATGGAATTGAATTTTGTAAAAACCGTTGGCCTGAAGCATACGGGAGGACATAATGAGAACTAAAATTTTTGTGCCGTTGGCGATTCTGTCTATAGTTCTGCTGCTGGCGGTATTTGCAATTACACAGGATATTCAGCAACCCAGAATTGCATGCGTCGCTACCGATTGCAGTACCTTATTCGTCAAAAACACAGGTGGTACTGTACTAAGCGGCGGTCACGCGGCTACAGTTACGGCTGCGGCTTCTACTGCGGTTGCTGCTGCACAAACCAGTTGCGTGTCGCCTACATTTGCTGCATGTAACTTTTTATATGTGACGAACGCTGGTGGAGCGCCAGCAGTTACGCAAACATTAGCGACTGCTGGTGCCGCTGGTAATGTGTTGCTGGCAATGATTGAAACTAACGGGACGGCTGTTACACGTATCGCGTTTCCTAATCAGTCCGGCACTGTATACACGCAAGCATTAGGGCCGTTAACGTCGTTTTCCGTTGGTCCTGCCCCTAGTGCTGCGGGTACATTGGATTTAGGCACGGCGCTTTTACCATGGAGAAGTGCATATCTAGGTACCGCCGCGACCAACAATATTCGTATCGTTCCGCTTGCTACTGCTGGTGCTAGACCGCTAATGCTGTCCGATCCAAGCGCAACTGGAGCATTCGCATTTGCCGACCCGACTGTAACTACTAAACAGTTGGCATTTGGCTTGCAAGGTGCCACGGGTGCATCCACAATAGAATCCGCGTTGCTGGCTGGAAGGGTTATTACTCTACCTGATCCTGGTGCTGCTACAGCAACCATTCCGTTCAGGGACATTGCTCAAACATGGACTGGTGTTCAAACGATGACCAGCCCTGCTTTGACTACGCCGGTTATCACCACGGATATTCACTCCGCTGCTGCTGGTGGATCGTCCGTGGGTACTGCTCTATTACCGTTTGGATCAATTGTTTTGGGTACTGCTGCAACTAATGCGTTTACCTTTACACCTGTTGCATTGGGTGCAGCTAGGGCTATCAATATTCCCGATCCAGGTGGGGCAGCTACATTGGCATATACCAATTCTACCAATGCCCAAATACTTGCCAATAATACCTACGTATCCAGTGCTGCTGGTGCTCCTGCTACAGCCGGGGCAATCCGTTTAGGCAACGCGGAATCTATTAATTGGCGTAACCAAGCTGGAGGCGCTAATATCGGCCTTACTGTCAATGCCACCAATAACTTGATTTGGGACGGCACACAACCGACTGACGGTTATTATTTCGTCGGGCCGGAAATGTGTTCCATGGCACTTACTACAGGCACATTCGCGGCTAATCCGGCTACTTCCGGTGCATTGTCCGCTCCGTCAATGGTTCGTGCTGCATCCGGTAATAGTGTGCTTCAGCTTACTACCACGGCTGCTGCCAATGTGACCGATATAGTTTGTGACTTCACCCCGCCTAGTAGATTAACTGCTGGTCAAGGGATTATAATTAATGGTATCAATGTACTGTACGGCTACCAAACCACAGCACCTACATCTATTGGCACCGTAGCTCCAGTTTCGGTTACTTATCCCGCTCCTGGTGGTGCCGCCGCTGGTACTGTGGCTGCCATAGGTGGTGCGCTTACCGTGACTCCAGGTACGGACCATGCGACTCCTGGTGCGGTTACTACTACCGGACAGTGCTATAACGAAGGTATTGTGTTTGGCACACCGTATGCCGTAGAAGTCGATAATACTCGGTTGTCTTGGCAGGTGCTTATTAACCAAACGGCTGCTTCAGCTACCGTCGCTCAAGTTTGCGGTACGGTTGTGCATTACACAACGGCGCGTCCGTAACTTAGAACGTAATATCGTGTAATATTGTGGAGGTATCATAATGCCTATCAAAGCCGTACTGCCGGGATATCCGATTTACCAAGGCAGCAAAAAGATATCCATTGTGGATATGAAAGGCTCAGCCGCATATACTGCTGCTGCTCATGAAACACTTACAGCAAGTCAGTTCGGCCAAGGCGGGATTGACTTGGTTGAAGTGCTGAATAAGCAGCTTACGACTGTCAATGGTCAGCTTGTCGTGGTAGCGTTGTCGTTATCAGGTACATACTTCGTTACCGTATCGTTACCAGCTACCGCACCGGATGATGCCGCTGCAAGCTTAGTGCTTAAATGGTACACGACCGCGACCGGCGTGGAAGTAGTTGGACCAGCTGACTTGTCGGCGGAAGTCGTCAGATTGCTGATGATTTTCGTATAGGTAAATTATGGCTAAAAATGCTAATGTACCATCACCACCTGATTCATATCCAATATCCGTTGATCGTGATGGTATCGACACCAGCAAGACTCACGATATGCCTGTAGGCAAACACCTGCAAGATCATCGTGAATACCGTGATGGCCGTACCATGATGCCTTGTGAAAAGCCTGAGTGGGCATCCGAGGATTAGCGGTCATGCCTAGTGTATCGAAGGCACAACAGACAGCTATGGCGATTGCTGAACATGAACCTAGCAAGCTGTTTGCCAAAAACAAGGGCATGCTGAAAATGTCTAAAGCTGAATTGTCCAAATTCGCATCTACCAAAACAAAGGGGCTACCTAAGCATAAAGGTAGCCCCAAAAATACGTCCAAACGCATTCGAGGTAAGTGATGAAAAAAGCCGACATGAAACATTCCGAGAAGTCCGAAACACCGGATATGGAAAGCAAAGCGCACGGCAAAGGGTTTTTAAAGAAAGCCCTTGCTAAAAAGCTCGGCAAGAAAGTTTCCAAGTAAGGTCTAATATAATGAGGCGATCATGTCCTTCAGCTCAATGTTCACAGAACTCCTTGGCATGGTCCCCAAACTCCCTGTACCTTATGCCAAAAAGCTAATCAACCGCGCATGGCGTGATGTACGGCGGCAAAACTTATGGTCCTTTCAGTTGTATGAAGGTCCAAACTGGATTACCCCACCGCTTGTTACAACCGGACTAGCTACTGTAGCACAGGGCACCAATACAGTTACTTTTAATGCTGCCGCCGCTGCTGCTATTACGGCTGCTGTGACACCGTATTCGACAATTCAGCAAAGGCAATTTCGTATTGCCGGACAAACCATATATAACATCCTTGATTGGACTAGCCCGGTATTGACGCTTGACCGGCTGTACGGTGAGCCGTCCGCCGTAAGCAGCATATATCAAATATTTCAATGCTACTACGCAGCACCATACCAAGATCACTTACTTTGGATATCGGTGCGTAATATACCCACTTTCACTGATTTATTACTTGATAAAACCCGTGAGCAGCTTGATATGATGGACCCAATGCGTTCGTGGTATGGTATTCCTACTGATGTGGTAATGTACCGTTTAGACACTAATCCTCTATCGACTACTTACCAATATCCTATGTATGAGCTTTGGGGAGTGCCGCAATATAATGCCGTATATCAGCTTTACGGCATACGCAAAATGCCCGATTTAATCAATGACACCGATGAACTTCCACCACAAATCGGCGAAGAAATGGTTATCGAGCGTGCTACAAGCTATGCATATCGGTGGGCAGAATCACGCAAAGATGCCATGTCCAAAGGCGGGCCGGATTTCAAGTTTCTTATTGGTTCGTCGGATGCTGAATATAAACGCCTATTTCATGAATACCGCAAACAGGATCGTGAAATAGTAGATAACTGGTTTGTGGTGCGTAGATTTAGTGCATATGGTAATATTTTCATGTATTATAATTCGCTTGCTGGTAGAGCTTACCCAGGTTTATAGGAAGAAGTAGTATAAATATTACTAAGAAAGCTAAACTACAATGGCCCGCTATTGGGTATTAGGATCTGGGAATTGGAATGATACAGCACACTGGGATACTGCATCTGGTGGTGCTGGGGGTGCAGCTGTACCTACAACTTCGGATGATGTAATCACGGATGCTTCTTCAGATGCAAATTCCTATACTATAACTATTAACGCCTCAGCGATTTGTAAAACATTAACATTAGGCGCTCCGGCTGTGGGAAACGTGACTGTCACTACTGATGCCAATAAGACTAGAAGCCTGTCCTTGTCTGGTAATATGACTAGTGCAGGGACTCCAAATATAGGGGGCAATTCAGCAATAAACCGTTTGTTGCTTTGCTCAGGAACTATAGGAACCTCACGAACAATTACAAATAGCGGAATCCCAGTCTGGTCAAATATTGATTTCAAAGATATTACAATGTCCCCTGCCGTAGACCTTTCAGCCCAGATTGATATTGGAGGCGGCACAGTATTAACAGGTTGCAGCGGCATCACGTTCCCCGCTGGAATAAATCTGTTTTGGTACAAGGCGTCGGGTGCAGCAAACAACTGGTCCACCGTAGGCAACTGGTATCTCGGCACAGGCGGCAGCGGTGGAGCAGGACGTATTCCGCTGATTCAGGATTTCGCCATCTTCGATGATTTGTCATTCGGCGCAGTGAGTATGACGATCACTCAGGACATGCCGAGGATTCCTGAATTCACATTCAGAGGTGTTGACGGGATTCATCCAGTTGCCAATATTCCCACATTGACGACCAACACGATAGCAAGTGTGTTTGGCGGCATTGCGCTGCACACGGCCACGACAGGGATGATTTTGACGGCGAGTACGCAGACTTACATATTTGAGGGAAGAGGAAGTTACACGCTGACGAGTGCGGGGAATGTATGGGCAAAACAATTTCAGCTCAGTGCTCCTTCCGGAGTCTATTCATTACAAGATGCTTTCGCTACGACTTCATATTTTCAGGTTCTAAATGGAACATTTGCACAAGGGACTAGCAATTTAACTACTGCGGCCCTTGTATTTACGACTGTATCTATTTTTACTAAAATAAGTGGGACGACTACAATAACAGGTCCTGATAATGTCAATACAACAAACGCTTTCAGGATTCAATCCTCCGGAACATCTGTCACTATATCCGGGGGGACGATAAAACTCATAGACACTAGTGCAATCTTAAAAACAATCGCTGCCGCAGGTAAGAGTTTGAAAGATCTCTGGCTTTCCCCAGGTTCCGGCACAGGCGAATTTAATATAACCGGCTCAAACACCTTCGCCCAACTCAAAGACGATGGCACAGAAGCACACAGCATCAAATTCACAAAGTCCACAACTCAAACTATTGCAGACTGGCAAGTCTCTGGTTCGTCGGGACAACTAAAAACCCTCGATACAGTGGATGGAGCGGGGACATTTCAACTTACCGGCCCTACCAATGGTGGCATGCGCGGAGATTACCTGAACATCCAACGCTCTGTAGCGGCAGGAACAAACTGTAAATGGTGGGCTGGGGGTAATAGTGTCAACAACAACGGGGCTGGCTCAGGCTGGCTATTTAACGCTCCTCCTTATGTACTTCTCGAAGGACTGCGAGGCTATTAATGGATCGACAAATATACTTTGACAACAACTCGAATGTCCTTCGGTTTAAACTTCGCAGAAGCGATACCGGACAAGGATTGACAGGACTTTCATCGGCCAGCGTGGGACTCATTATTTCGACTATCTGCGACGTGGAAGCTGCTGCAACCACTTATACCGTTGCAGGCAGCACGATTGAAACAATCGCCACACTTGGAACATATGCTGCACCTACTGCAACTAAGTGCCGATTTGCAGAAGTCGATGCAACAAACCATCCGGGTTTATACGAGTTTCAATTCGCTGATGCAAGATTCTCCGTTGCCAATGCAAGAATGTTAAGCATATCTGCTATTGGCGCGGCTAACCTTTTAGAAAGGGAGTATGAAATTGAACTAGTACGATATGACCCGCAAGATTCAGTCCGTATGGGGATGACAGCACTACCAAACGCTGTCCCTGGCACAAACGGTGGACTTCCAACACAGAACGGCACCAAATTGAATCAGACAGTGGATCTTACAGCCGGACAAAGTATTGCGGCTTCGTCAATCCCCAATGCAACCATCGGTGGTTACGCTGCTGGTCAAGACCCAGTGACACTTATAAATCTTGGTGTGCCGGATGTGAATGTTAAAACGGAAAGTAATCACGACTTTACTGCATTACAAAAAACCAGTCTCAATGCGGCGACCCCATCGGTTAGTGTTGATATCGGCGGTATTCAAAATACATCCTTTGCGGCTGGCGCTATTGACGCAGCAGCATTGGCAACGGATGCAGCAAACGAAATAGCCGATGCTTATTTAGATCGAGCTAATGCAATCGAAGTTGGTTTAACTCCAAGACAAGCACAAAGGCTTGAGGCCGCTGCTCTTGCAGGCAAGCTAAGCGGTGCCGCGACCACCACAGTTGTTATTCGCAATGCAGTAGCCGATAGTAAAAACCGTATTACTGCCACAGTAGATAGTGACGGTAATAGATCGGCGGTGGCGATAGATGTTTCCTAAAAGGTATTTTTGTGCCAGATTCTTCACGCAGCGTTATTGGCCACAATTAGGTGGGATTGGACCCATAGTTGCAGTACAGTCATTTATTGACTATTACTTATCACAGCATATAAAATCAGGGGTGGTGTAGTTATGGGACATATGAAAAAGATTTGCGTTTTTATCGTTATCGGCATACTTAAAAAGCTGGTTCCAGACATGCAAGTATTATTGTCTAAACTTGGTTTGGAGCATGTTTTTTATATTGACGATAAACTACAAACCTTAATTGTTTCGGCTCGTATGGCAATAAGTGCCGTGGCTTTGGGTAACAACCAGCAATCGTATGAATATAAAAAGCACCAAGTATTTTCTCTTATGACCAAGCAGTTTCCTTTAGAACGTCAAGACCGTATTGATTTAGCAATAGTCATGGCAGGTGTAAAATGCGATTAAGACTTCATATATTAACGTTATTTGCATTGTGGTTTGTATTATTTACACCATATGTATCCGCCCGTGCCAAACTTCAAGGCTACGTCGAACAAGGCAATACGACACTTACGATTACTGGTGGTATAGGTACTATAGCCAAGAAAGTGCAAGGCAGCTTTCCAGGTGCTACGGTTACTTTATACGACGCGGTAACAGGAGTCCCACTTGTAAACTGCTATGCCGATAATGCAGGCACCGCCAAACCTTGCTCGTTTACTTCATCCGCTGATGGCTCATGGTATGTGTATTTAGACGATGGCCGATACGATGTGCGATTTTCTGGCACTGGCATTACCGTGCCGTTTACTATTGGTGATATCACTAATTTTGATAGTAACCAATTCAAAACCGACTTAGCTGATACAAGCAATGCAGCTTTAGGCGATGCTATGGTCGGCTACAAAGGTTCTGGTACTAGTGCTACATCTCGTACAGTCCATGACCGATTTATAGACCTATCCGTAAACGTGATGGATTATATGACTCCGGCACAGATAGCTGATATACGCGCGGGTACAGCTTTAGTAGATGTAACAGCAGCAGTATTGGCCGCAAATACTGAAGCAGGATCATCGGGAACATTACGTATCCCATCTGGAATATATCTTATTGCAGGAGACTTGGCATTAACAGCTCGTATATCGTGGGAAGGTGGGGTATTTTCGGTAGCTACAGGTAAAACCCTTACACTTACAGGCATCCAAGAAGGCTCTATAAGCCAGAGATTTGCTGGGGCAGGCACAAAGGTTTTTACAGGCAATAAGTACGTTGATGAAGTTTATCCAGAATGGTGGGCAAATAACACTACCCCCGGCGTGACTGACATGACTTCTGCAATCCAAGCTGCCATTGATTCCATGGGATTGTATAACGCTACAAGTGCAATTACCACGATGCCTACAATTTATGGTGGAGGAACAGTAAGATTTCAAAGAACAATGTATTTAGTAACAAGTACATTAAAATACTCTACTAGCAAACGATTCGTCGGTGAAGGGATTTCAACCATTATTCAATTCAATCCATCCAGCCATATAGATTTATTTTACCCAGACCTTACATATGGATTATATGCATACCATGCCCCGATAAAAGTAGTCTGGGAACGCTTAAGACTCAATGGTGATCGAACGGTAACCGCACTTGGTACTGGTAATGCCGGGGCTGCGATTAATGCACGGAATTTGCAGTATTCTACAGTCAATGATTGTATGATTTCAAACTTTGAATATGGAATCCACGGGACGGGAACCCAATCACAATTCATATCCCTTACAGACTGTTTTATCATCAATAATATTCATAATGTTGATACCACCTTGGCAACTATGACTTGCGTAACTATCAATGGAGGTGAGTACACACATAGCGATACTGCTACGGGTGTTGGTTCTTATAATATACGTGTTGACGGAACATTAGAACTTAATGGGGTATCAATTGAAAGCAATAATCCGGCAATTATACAGCAAGTCTATGCTGGTGGATCTGTTGCCTTAAATGGTGCGCGGTCGGAAGGCATAGGAGGAGGGGGATTTATTGGAATGTCAAAACCGTTAGCGTTCCGTGTTATTAGTCTTGATGGCGCTCAGCACCATCAGCAAACACTTGCGTATGATGACCTTGAAGCTGATGGGGTGACAGTCCAAGGTTCTGGGGAATTCGGTGGCGGGGTTAATAATAACGGAAATGGAACCTTCGCCAATATGGTTCAAAATGGAAGTTTTCGTTATGGGATTACTCATTGGGGAGTAAACGCAAATATAATAACCACTCAAGTAACTAATAATGATTTTGGTTCTAAATATGCGATGACAGTAACAAATGTAGTTACTGGTGCGCTTAGGGGTATACACCAAACCATAGAACCATATATACATGATTTTTTTGTTACGGTTCTAGTAAAACCATCAGTTGATTGCGTGTTAAGTTTTTCTATTACTGGGGCGCATGGTTATATAATGCAGCCTAAAGTAGATTACGGTAATGGGTGGTATTTATACTCTGCATGGATTGGTGGTATATCACCAGGAGCAAGCATAGGTCTGAATCATGCCTCCACAAGTGCAACTGGAGCTTCGTTCCTAGTTACCAATGTGCAAGCGTACGTAGGTGGGTTCCCACTTATATCAGCCGAGTATTTAGAAGAACCTGTTCCATCTTTTGTGACTTTGGATGATGCTGCAACTCCGTCAGTATTAAATAACAGTCTTTTTCTTACTGGGGGCGTTACGGCTATCACTAATTTCACTAATGGTTATACTGGTCAAACAATTACTATCGTTGCCGAACATGGCATTACGATAACAGACGGGACTAATATATTTTTATCCGGTAGTGTAAATTTCAATATGTCGGCAACTGATACTTTAACATTGATTTGTAAACCTGATGGTAAATGGTACGAGTTAGCTAGAAGTGACAATACTTAATTATGTATACTCATACTACATTCCTACAAGCAAAGGATCAACTAGCTGCCAGATTACGCGACAGCAGTAAGCTGTTTTGGTCAGATATAGAATTAAGTGGACTAATAATTAATTCCTTATATACATGGCAAATGTTGACTGGTTATTGGCGGGATCGTGGAGTGTTTAATACGGCAGCGGGAAGTTTATTTTACAACTTACATACTGAATTACCGGCGCTCTTAGGCATGACGGTTACTACTCAGCAAGCTGTAAGCGCCATGCAGTATATGTTGCTTGAACCAGCAACACCCGCCGCATGGACTGGTACGAGCATGTTTACATTAGCTGATATAACTACTGCATTGCAAAATCGCCGCAATCAGTTCTTGGTCGATACAGGCTCAGTGCTTATAGCTTATAACATGCCTGCTGCTGCACCGCCGATTAGCCGTGAGCAATTGCCGGATAATGTAATAAATATCCTGCGTGCCGTATGGAAAGACGTTGCTGGATTGCGTAATAGTATGTTTGAAAACTATGAATACAATACTACCGCATATGATCCTGCATGGTCATTGACGCCGGGATTACCGGGGGTATTTAGCATACTAGCAACACCACCGCTTGTTATGCAAGTCATACCGCCGCCAAACGATATTGGTTCACTCGAATTAGTGATTGTCCGTACACCGAGCGCACTTGACCCTACTGACCCGACAGATTTAATTAATTTGCCGAATAACTCTTCATGGATAGCTGGCTGGGGTGCATTGGCGGATTTATTATTGCGTGAAGGAGAATCATTTGATCCTATACGTGGGCAGTACGCTTTAGCTAGATACGAGCATGGCGTTAAAGTAGCAGCCGAGCATAAACATGCCGTTCAATGGGAGCTTCAGGGTGTGCCGAAAATACCGTCAGCAGTATTGGATTATGATATTTATGATGTTAATTGGCATAATGTGACAGCTACAGTCCCACGTGACTTATTGCTAATTGGACAGAACTTAGTTGCTGTAAACCCAATTGCTGACGGCATATATTCAATTACCGTTGATATAATTCGTAACGCACCTGTGCCGACGCTTGATACCGATTTTATTCAACTTGGCCGTCAGGACTTGGAAACCGTACTTGGCTATGCACAGCATGTAGCTGCATTCAAGCTTGGCGGGGGTGAGTTTTTAGCCACCATGCCATTGTTTAATTCATTTATGAAACAAGCCACCGCGTACAATTCACGTTTGGCTGCAATCAACGAATACGTACTTACCAGTATGCAATCGCTCACTACTGCTCAACCCACAAGCACGCCCCTTGCCGAACTTATACCTACGGAGTCTTAATCATGCCGTTCACACGCTCAAAGGAATTAAGATTTCAGTTTGGTGGCATGAATACAAACGACCCGCTGGATGCATTGGCAAATACTAAATACCGTCTTGCTGTTAATATACGTGGCATGGCGGGACAAAGTATTCGTACAAGGCCGGGATATACACAATTATTCACAGCAAACGGCTTGGTAACTGATATACGTGCGTACGCTACTTTATCAACTGACGACTTACCACGGATATTAGCTCGGCGTTCAAACAATGCTATATATTTAGATAATGGTTTAGTCGTCGGCTCACTCACTGGTTCAGCTCAAGGCGTATGCATGATACCGTATCGCCCGAATCAGTCACCGCAATCGTGGATGTATATAGCAAGCCCTAACGATTATCAAAAATTCTCCGCACCGGATACTTTAAACGTAGTCACACAATACAAAGTCGGTATCCGTGAACCTCAATCCCCACCAGAAGCATCGCCGTTATCGTTAAACTTTTACGACTTCACTGGATTAGCGGCTACGTGGGCGCAAGGTGGAACTGCTGGAGTACCGGCGAACGCGGTCAGGTTATCCGATATCGCTACCGCCGTATTTACCGATCCCGCAAGTAATTCAATACGGTGGTATGTGCAGGTAGCTACTAATAAAAGCTACCAAGTTGGTATGCTGGTAAACATGGTCAAGTCTACTGGCGGCAGCTTCAATACAATTGTTGAAGATGTGTTTCCGCCAATACAGACTGGCGCAACGATTACGATTAAGTCAATATACTATTTTACTGGTGTCACGGGTCGTTGCATTATCGTACCTTCTCAAATACCGAACGCAAACTTACGCCGTGGATCGCTTATAGCGTTGTCCGCTGGTGCTGAAACATGCCTAGTATTATCAGTCACAACCGGCCCTGATGGTACTATTGCAATTGAAACCTCTACCATTGGCACACATGCTGCCGCTGAAATAATCACCGGATTGCCCTCTATTGCCGTAAGCGCTATTAACGCTACCGTGGTTGCCCAAGTCATATCGTCAGCCGACATAACATCTGTGCTTACTGGCCCCGGTATAGGTACACTTACCAAACCACTTGCCACAAACCCGTTTGCATCCGTACTAGCACCTTCCACTTCATTGGCACAATCCGACGACTATATTGTGCTTGGTATTCAAGTAGATAACATCAGCCGTTTAGTACAAGGCACCATTACATTCGATATTAAAAACGGCGGTGCGGATTATGTGACTGACACGCTATATACGACATTTGATATAAGTAATTTGATGTTTTCCGCGATTGCTGCTAAGCGTACCGATTTAATGCTGACTCCTGAACAGCAGGAAAGCATACAGACTTCTATTAATTATCTCGGCCCCGCTCCTTCTACATCACTTTTGCCTTCGTCGATGCCTACTGGGGTGGATTTGTATAATGCTATAAATTCGGCTACACCGGAGCAAGTTGCCCAATATCAAGCATACATGGCATGGTTGCAGCAAGCGAGTGCGATCACGCAAACGATCACTAGCTTGACACCATTGCCAGCCTTGCCGCGTGCCACATTAATGATACCTATACGTTCATTAATTCGCGTTGGTAACGATAACTCACGTTCACTTGCCAATTGCCAGGGCGTGCGTATCAGTGTTCAATCCACCGATACCGTGAACATAGCTATATCGTCATTTTGCTTAATCGGCGGTGGCCAGCCCGACGTAGGAAATAATGTCACGTATCAGTATTGCTTTCGTGGGCGCAATAAGCTTACTGGAGCTAAAGGCAACCGTTCGCCAATCACACGATACGGTGTATCACCAAGACGCCAATCAGTCCGTGTCGAAATGACGGATACGATAATTGATCCTCAAGCGGATGTATTCGACGTATACCGTTACGGCGGCACGATCACATCATGGCAATGGATAGGGTCAGTTGCTAATTCCGGCACTCCAGTTGTGTTTACAGATAATGTATTCGATACCGCTGCGGTTGGTGGGGACATACTTGAAACCAATAACTACGAACCATGGCCGTCTGTAGATTTGCCATATAGTGCCACGACTGGTATTGCAGCTGGAGTAACTACAAGCATACAATGTCTAGGAACTTGTATAATAGTGACTTATTCTTCAGCAGCCGCATTTACGAATCCCGCACCCGCTACAATAATACGTTGGTTGCCGGGGACGCTTATAGACATTAATGGATTAGGTTCATTCACATTACGCAATCGCCCTGTAGCTATAACGCTTGCTGCACCACCGGCAGCATTTTATTATGCGTATCGTTTTGAAATTATCGAGAACTCAGGCTATAACATACCAGCGTCGTTGCAAATTTTAGAGCCTAATTTAGCCCGACAAATATTACCTTATTTATGGGGTCCGAATACCCAAGGGGATATATTCGGGTGTGGTGATCCATTAAGACCGGGTACGGTATATTTTATAAAAGAACACGACCCCGACTCAGCACCAGATAGCTATAATCTTGAACTTACTACACCTTCTGAACCGCTGCTTGGTGGCGATATTGTCGGCGGCTCCAGCTTAATAGCCAGTTCAAAACGGTGGTGGGCATTGAATCCAGCGTTCGATACACCACAAAGATATTATGCTGTTGAACGTCAAATCGGACGCGGGTTAGCTGCACCATACGGGCATTATGCTGACGGGAAGCTTTTATGGTTTGTAGCCAAAGACGGCATTTGGGTAACCGATGGAAGCACGGGCGAATCGGTAACAGATATGGATTTATATAATCTATTCCCCCATGAAGGTGTGGCAGGACAGAACTTAATTTATCAAGGCAACACTATTTATGCACCAGACTATAAACGGGCATCCACGTTTCGGCTTGGTGGTGCAAATGGCTTTGTATACTTCGACTATCAAGACACTACTGGTGCTTATCACACGCTTGTATATGATACCAAACTTAAAGCATGGTGTTTGGATGAATACGATGTGCCTTGTTCAGTACATTACGGTGTTGAGCAGCAAGAAGGGACATTATTAACACCGAATACACTTTATCCGATGCTGATCCAAGGCTTCAATACGGGTGTCGTCGGCAAGCAGCAAGACTTAGTAAATGACAATGGTACTAATATTACTGCTAAGCTTGGCACTGCCGAATATAATGGAGGAGATGCACGTGGTAATATATTATGGAATGATGTACTGCTTGATGCCATACCAAGTTCCGGCATCAGCGTGACTCCTGTATCCGATGCTACAGCCATAGCAGCAGTCACAAATATACCAGCAGCACTCATACGCACACGGACGCCAGTAAACGTAAACGCGACCGCCAAATATTTAGGACTTTATATATCGTGGACTGATACACTTCCAGCCAGCCCGACTAATTTATTTTTAGCTCAGCCGTTATATGAAATCCTACCTATAGCACTTTATAATTGGCAACCTGAAGGCATGGGGTTTGGCATTAAAGGCTATAAAAGTATATGGAAAATGCTGGTTGCTTATCGCGCTACAGCAGCGGTGACTTTAACCATTACAGCTTACGATGGGTATGCGCCCACAGTTATCACATTACCGTCTACAGGCGGGGCATATAGGAAAACTTTATTTACTTTCACCGCCAACAAAGCATTATTATATTTCTTTTCGGCTTCGTGTGCTGCACTTTGGCAACCGTATTTTGATGAGTGGGAAATCCATGTAGCACCGTGGGGCAGGCAGGATATGTGCATGGTATTCAAAGACATTACTAAGCCGATCGGTGACGGACAATAATCATGGAGAATATACCGGGGTTACAGCAGCCTAATATACGCCACCTGATACCTTCGCCTGTGGACGATGTACTAAGAAATGTATATGACAATCTTGTGTTCTTGCGGGCTCGTGTATTAGCCGCACAAACCGCTACTGTTAAAACTTCAATACCGTCCGTAGCAGCTTCTAGTACATCTTCAGTTCCCGCTACAATGGTCGATACTCATGCAGTACGGCTAACTGCAAACTCTGCCGTGTTGCCGATTATCGGCACAACCTTTTATGAAATAGACCGCAATGCGTTTTATATTGTCGCCAAAGACTTAGCTGGAGTCACGGGCTGGAGTTTGCTGGTCGCTGTAATGACTGCTGTATTAACCAGCCGCCCGACTGATTTAGCCATACGTGATGCCGGATTCATATTCATTGACTCAGCCACACAAATATTTTACGTATGGACTGGCACTGCATGGATGGCACTTAGAGCAGCGGCACTCGTTCAGCAAGGCACGTATGCTACCAGACCAGCAGTTGCAGCAATTGACAATGGGCTGCTTTATTATGCCACCGACCAAAACTGCACATACATAGTTGAAGCTGGCGTATGGGTGTGGTTTGGCGGCGTCATGTCCGGCACCATAATACCCGATACCCGTCCTGCTTTGGCTGCTGGTGATGTAGGATTTTTGTTTTATGGCACGGACGATTTTCAAATGTATCGCTGGGGCGGCGCTGCATGGGCTTACTTAATACCCGATGCTTCCATGACTGTCCGTGGAGTTGTGACTACGCTACTTGCTTCAGGAGTATATACACCAGCTATAACTAATGTCCTAAATATCGCTGCTTCATCCGCGTACCAGTGCCAGTATATGCGTGTCGGTTCAGTAGTGACTGTTTCAGGTATGGTGAATATTGATCCTACGGCAGCGGGTGCAGCGCAACTTGGTATAGCACTTCCTATAGCGTCGAATTTCGGTGCGCTCGAAGATTGCGGTGGAGTTGCATTTTGCCCGCTTGTGGCTGGTATGGGCGCTGCGATTTATGCCGATGCCGCTGCTAACCGAGCGCAAATGGAGTGGGTTGCTGTAGATACTTCAAGCCGTGATATGTGGTTTAGTTTTACGTATCGGATAATTTAGCTGCAATTTAGCTGGTTTAATTTTAGTCTCAAATATAGTACTATAGCCTTGGAGGTATTTATATGGCTGTCTTAGCTGATGTTCATGGCCCTGATTTTCCATTGGGTTTAATTGTCGTACCCGCCGCTGGTACGCCAGTGGATATCACATCGCTGATTGACCCTACTGGCAAAAATAACCCGAATGCTGGTAACTTGACTGGCACTGTATATGAGTATGGCACCATACGGTTTCAGCAAATCATGTTCCAAGGCTTCAAGGCAGCCGCACATGGGTTGCAGCTTAATACTGGCAATGTTTATATTGTCCGTCAAGGTGGTGACCATGATGATTACGGAACTATAGTTGCCGTATTGCAGCCAGGGCAGACGTTATTTTTAGCATCGGCCCCAAGTGTAAGAAATGTGTTCAGCCCGTACAGATACCTTTTGGATTCCGATGTAAACGATGACGCAGCACTTGTTACGGGGTTTGCATTCTAATGACAGTGCTTAAGGACATTAACGGCCCGGATTGGCCCGCAGGATATATTGAAGTCGTCATGGCTGGTACGCCAGTAAGACTAACTTCGCTTATCGACGCTGGCAATATCAATGCACCTGAATCACCAACCGTACCGGGTGCGCTTGAATATACGCCGCGCTATCAGCAGCTAATATTTCAAGGCGTGCATCCAGGCAAAATGGGTGGTATGACACCGAATACACGAAATGTCTATATCGTCCGTGACCATGGTGATCGTGACGATTATGGCACAATTGTAGCCGTTATAGCACCGGGGCAGACGTTAATAATTTCAGCAGCCCCAATGGTAGAAAACAAACTTAGCTTGTATCGTTATTGGGTGGACGGTGACCATGATAACGAAGGGGTATTGGTGACTGGGTTAATTTTTTAAATGATGGGAGATAAATTAGATTATGGAACTGACCTATAAGTGGCTTGACAACGAGCAAATTTCCGCACTTGACCCGATTATGATTGCGCGGAACTTACCAACTTTGAACCGCGAAACTACCCGCGTGCGTGCTGCATATGATGGTGATAGGCTAGTAGGATTTTTGGTTTTGCAGCTAGTTCCGCACCTAGAACCATTGTATGTGGATCGTACCTATCGCGGTAATGACAGTGAACTTGCCAATAAGCTTATCGACGATATGTTTGCGTTCGTTGGTGATTGTGGCATACGCGGATTTATCAGCATTGCCGACGACCCGATTGCTGAACAAATTTGCATTGCACGGGGCATGAAGCAAATAGCATCCCCCGTATATATTAAGCTCTAAAATGTGTGCTTAAGGAGTATTCATCATGGGTTTCTTATTCGGTGGTGGTGGCGGGAGTGATGCAAAAGCTGACTATGCGACTATGAAATCCGGCCAAGGAATGGCTAAGGATATATTTAAGTACACTACTCCGCTTGGAAAGTCCCAAGTTAATTTAGGCACCGCCAATACTCAAACTGGTTTAGGCAGCTTGGATGCCGTAAAGCAATACTGGACGGGCATATTATCCGGTTCACGACCAGCACAAATGGCGGCGGCGGCACCGGAAATAAACGCTATAAATGAAGCTAGTGCCGCTCAACGTGCTAAAGAAGGAGCGTTTGGTACGAGTCGTGGTGGTGGCACGAACGCAAGCTTGCAGGACGCCGAAACTCAACGCATGACGGATATCAATAATGCTATATTCGCCACCCGTCCTGCCGCTGCACAAGGATTGACTACAACTGCCAAAGCCCAAGCCGATATAGGACTACAGCAAATGGAATCTGGTTTGCGTGCTATTGGATTATCTGAGGATGCCGTTAAAAGTATACTCGATTCGGCTACGAACGCACGCCAGCAAAGCACCAGCCAAAACAATAATATGATGGATCAAATCGGACAAGCCATAGGACTAGGCTTGATGTTCTTATAGGTGCCAATATGAGTGAAGGGTTAATTTCTGGATTGTATAACGTCATCAGCCCTAGGCTGGCACGTGAGGATCAACTAGATGCTGCTTTAAAGCAAGAACGTGCTAAGGCACTTTACAAGCATTTAGAAGAAACCCCGAACTTAACACCTGATGAAGTAGATAAGGTGCTTAAAGAAATAGAAGGGTTATCGCTTACTAAACGTTCTGGCACTATTGTTAAAGCAGCCCATGACAAAATTCGCCAGTTATATGAACATATTCGTGGCAGCCAAAAACAAACACAGCAGCAAGGTCAGCAACAGGCTCAACAGCAAATGGCTGCTGTAGCATCCGACAAACAACCTGCTACCAGCCCTATGCCGCCGATGCCGTCCGCACAAACTACACAAGCTAATGCAACTGCATCTACTACCGGATTTGTCGGTTCAGGTCCACTATCACCTACTATGGGTCAACCTACAAGCATTGGGCCTATTGCACCACCGCCGAGTGTAGAGTCTAGTACAAACGCAAACCCTATGACTGGAGCAGAAGAATCTTCTAATGCGGTTGTGCCTGCTGCTCCAGAAATTAAAACAACCGCCCCTAAAGGAACTAAATTTGATCCCGAAGGATCAAGTTATGATACGCAGTCTGCGATTGCTGCTGGACTCGGCCCCGACGACACCGGACATTGGCCCAGCCGAGACCCAAGTACGGGTCTACTGTTGAAAGGTCATAATCATCCTACTTGGGCTAAAACTGAAGAAGGAGAAGATCAAGCTGGATATCAAATTATAAAAAAGGACGGACGATATTATTCATTCCCCAAATCTAATAATCCTATAGCCCCACCCCCAAGCGCGACTGCTGAATTATTTGCCAAATCAGGCAACGTAAATCGTTCCGCTAAAATCAACCGTGAAGCTATAGCTGAATCTATGGATTACTGGCGAACCAAGCTGCCTAATGCCGATGATAACACTTTATACAATATTGCAGCCGGTAAGCAAATACTTCCGTCTGCTTTAAAAGTTCTCGGCACTTACGACGGCAAAGACGGCTTTAAACATGTCATGGTATTGCCCGCTGGGGCTACAGAACCCACGGATTTAAAGTCTACTGAGCCTGTCCAAGAAAAAGTATTCCGGCCTGTATCCAAAGGCGAAATGTCCGTCAAGGAAGCTATCAAAGCTCGTAACGATTGGGGTGCGGAATTCAAAGATCAAGACGGAAACGACATGCCGCTTGATAAAATGGACCCCAGCTTGAAAATTCAGCATTGGGTAGCGGGAAGTAAACATTATTATAATGCCGCACAGCAAACCCAAACCACCAAAGATATTAGTGGTAGAATAATTGGCAAAAACCAGTACGATATAACTGACCCCTCTGCTGGTAATGTACTCGGTCAAGCTACCAGCACTTTGCCACGCACTACAAGCCGCGAACAAATCACTATGACACCTGAAGGTCAGCCAGTTGCACAAACACTTGTCGGCGGTCGTGCTACAGTTATGCCAGCTTTACCAGGAAGAAGCGAGCAGCCCGCTAATACTCCAGCTAATACTCCAGCTAATACTCCAGCTAATATACCTACTGGTGTTCCTGCTGGTACACCTACTACTGTTCCTACTACCACTCCTGCTGTATCTGGTCAACCCGCACCTACGTCGCCAGTCAAGCCAACTACCAAGGCTGAACAAATTGCTGCATCCAATACTCCCCTACCATCGGGTACTCGCGCTATTGGTGGGATGCCGACAACCATATACAACACACAGCAAAAGCGCATCGTGGCTATACGTGAAGCCAGTAACCAGATCTTCGGCGACCCGTCCCAGCCAGATTTTGTGCCGCTTAAAGCATATGCCAGCATGGCTAGTAAGCCTGACTCCGCTCAACGTGTCGGCAAGGCCGTAAAAGCCACGCTTGACTCTATGGATCAAGACGAAAAAACTCACGGGTCATTAGTGAACTTATTAAAAACTTATGCTGACATTCCTCAAGCACTTGTAGCAGCTAAAGTAAACCAGATGCAGGAAATTATACCGACTGATCCGGCTGAACATGCAGCATATACGGCTACTATAAATGCATACTCTAATCTTGTTGGCTTACGTATGCTCACCGGCGCTGGTGCATATGAATTTTCTGTCAAAGCAATCCAGCAAGAACTACCGATATTAGGCATTAACGTCCACGACGATAAGCAATTTTATGGCATGTTGACTAAGCTTGCTGAAGACATATGGGGTGGTGCAAGGACTACTGTAAGAGGCATGTTTCCACAAAATGAAGTCGAACATTATAAGTCCCAAGTCAGCGAAATGTCACGGCTTGCACGCGGCGGTATTGGACAACCACCAAGCGTGGATAATTCTTCTAAACCAAAAGTGATCGAATACGACGCAAACGGCAAACGTAAATAGGACTATCCATTATGCCCCGAGAAGCCCGATTAGCAAACGGTGATGTATTACGTTTTCCCGACGACACGCCCGATGATGTAATGGATAAAGCTGTGCATGAATACCTACACCCCGTACCTGGACCTGGTATAGCACCGCATGCTAACCCGCCCATGGAGAAAAGTTTACTTGGTACAGCTTATGAAACCGGCAAGGAAGCTATTAGCCAAGCCGGTAAGCTTGCTAAAGGTGCCATCGAAACACTTACGCCCGTAGCAGCCATCAAAGGCATGCGTGGTGCTGTAGACATGATGCGCGGTGACTACACACCCCCGCCGAACATGATTACCGAACCTATCAAGCAGCAAATGCTAGAACCTACCGATAAACCAGTCATGCAACGATTTGCCGATACGACTGCTGCGTTGATGGATGGTGATCCAGATCGTGCTAAACAAATCATGGCTGAAAGCGGTTCAATATTACCAGCAATGATAGCATACGCTGGTATACCGCTTGTCGGATTTTTACTTGGTGGTATTGGTAAAGCTACAAAACGTATACCAAATAACACTTTAAATTTAAAGTCTGCCGAATCAGCTACAGCTTTAATAGATCCTAGCGCGATCCGTCCAACTTTCAAGCCTTTAAAGGCTGCTGGGATATCACCAATACACATGCCTGATAACGTAGACGTAATGACGGGTGCTGCAATTATAAACCGTCCAGCACTTCAGCAAGCAGCAAAACAACTTAATATATCTCCTGATATATTCGCAGCAACTGAAAAATGGAATAAGTCCGATCCTATGGGCCGTATCAAACCCGGCGGAAAAGCTGCTCTTGATGTAACGGATCTTGCCGTTAAAAATATGCAAAAGCCTATCGACGGTATTGTTAATATTTATGCCTCCGATAAAGTACCTGAAGTTCGTGATGCTATCGTAGCTACTTTAAAAAATGAACTTAGCAACACTCTAGACGACGCTGCTGCGGGTGCATTGCAAAAACTTATTGATAAAGTAGAAACCAAACCTCCTACAGTACGAGAATTAAATGAGCTAAAAGTTTATGCGAATCACGAAACCAGTAAACTATTAAGTAGTTCTCAAGCAGCACAAATAGAAGCCCCAGCCCATGTTGTTTCAGCTTATCGTGAATTAGGCGATGCAATACGGCAGCACTTGTACCCATACTTGGAGTCTCGGGGTGCCAGTAATATTGCTGAACTTGGAACTCGTGAATCTGCTGCAATTATCATGCGTGATGGAGTGGCAACCACGTATTTTAAAATAGTGCCTGAGCAAGCAAAATGGGCGGCTAAAGGGTATTTCAGCCGAGTTAAATCAGGATCATTATATAAAACTCATGTCGCACGTAGACTATTAAACATGGAACTTTCTCCTATGGGTGAGTTTAATCAGTTATTTAAACAAGCCCTTGGTGATATTGCTCCCGACTTTGTACCTGAACAGCTCGGATTGGAAGTAGGTACGGGATTTCGTACACCAATAAATCGTCAATTACCTTCTACTACGGGTAATTTTTCACCAGCTGGAAAGTTTGAATTCACCCTGCCATCCGGTAATAACGTACTCGAAAACTTATCCGAAACCAAAGTATCAGGTTCTATTAAAAATTACGCTGGCACCAAAGAAGTCCCATATAAGCGCCATGAACCCCTTGGACCCCAACCGCCGCCTGAAGGAACAAGCCATTTCCGTCAGCGCCAGCAATTAGGCGTGACCGCTGAAACTATTCCTGAGCGCGTTCGTGGTAAAATGACACCCTCCAAAGCACGTGCCGACCAGTTAGGCTCTACACAAGCAGCCTTACCAGAACGTGCATTTACCGGCCCTGAAACTGTTACTGAATCTCAATGGACATACGCTGAACCGCCGCGTGAAATAGGACAATTAAATATTTCCGGTCCTGGTGTCATGCGTACCACCGATCCAGCTATAGCCGTCAAAACACTTGCTGACATTACCAAACGCTTAAAAGACCCTAAGCTGCCTGCTGAATTGCGTTCACAGCTTTTAGCTGCCCAAGAAAGCTTAACCAAACAGCTACAAATTTATCGCACTTATGAAAACTTCCAAGCACCCCCAAGTGTGAAGCTTAATATCACCCCTGCCAAGTTAGGTACTAAGCGCAAAATATCACCTTCTGCGGTTGCTGCTAAATCCGCCCGCCCGCTTGCTACCGGCATGATTGCAAATCGTGAAAAAGAATGATAATATAAGCTCCTATGCTTATAAACGGACACTCAATCAGCTTATGGCAAAAATGCAAACGCCGCTACCAGCTTGAGCGTCAATACCGCTACTTACTTTGGCACCCCAATACGCTATTTTCCGCTACCATGCGAAGCGCAATCATGGCACTTTCTACCGGCGTCGAAAAGCAGCTTGTAACCATGAACGCTGTAAATACGTTCTTGCAAAACGTCAAGCAACCCGGCTTATTACAAGTAGAAGGTGTCAATACCTACAAACTTGCCATGGACTATGCAGCCATGATTAAAACCCAAATCGAATATCTTAGCCGAGTTATATTGTTGACGCTTAAAAAACCCGCTAAGCTTGCGTATGGTGCTGACTTTTCATGGATGTTTTTATCGCAAGCGGATGATTCAGGCGTATTGCATAGGTGGCGGTTTGTGGATTATATTAATGACGATACGATCACTACCGAAACCCACTCATGGGAACTTTTTGCCGACTTAGCTTTAAGCGGTATGCCTATGACTTTACACATGGTATCTATCGGTCGCCGCGATCACGACCACCATGTATCGCCATGGTGTAAAGCATACAAGTCACCAGCTATGAATATGTATAAGTTCCAAAAAAAGTCCGGTAATGGATTATCGGACAATTGGAAGCCTATCTATTTTGCCGATGATATCGACATGGATGCAAGCGCATGGGTCGATCAGATGTTAGAAGATAATGTACTTGATAATTTAGTGCAGCATATTAATATTACCGAGCCGTCCGATGTGCATGTGTTGAACTTAAAGCGTGATTTGAATTATGAACTTATGGGTATATTAAGCAATTATACTGTACCGTGGTATGAACTTCCTATGTCACGTGGCTCATGTGATAGCCCGTATGTATGCCCACATCAAGAATTGTGTTTTAGCTTAAATCCTGAAGCTGAATTAGCAGGGAATCCATTATATGAGAAGCTTATTTAAAAAGGTACATCCTCACGATCCGGTGGTGTGCGTTTATTGCAGTCCGAACACAATAGTCTTAATTTCCCTTCCGCATATTCTTTTTCATATCTCTTAATTCTTGCTGTACTTCCTACATGTTTAGGATCACCCCAATCTCTACCATGCGGGTGGTCGAATTCAAGGTCTTCAGTCGTATGGCATAATACACACTCTCCACCCATAAGCTGAATTAATGCCGCCCTATGTTTATGACGCATCCTACGCGCTCTGACCGATTGAGAATCCGCCATGTTACTTTTCCCACCGTTGCATAATTTTACCTTCTGCCTTAATCGGCACTGTACAATAATCTTCACCTGTGTCTTTGTCAATCAACACATTACCCATAATGCCTTCCACTATTTCCTTAATCACCCCACCCCATGATTCGTCGATTTCGTATATGACTTCATCATGCACCGTGAGCAACGGTATGCAATGTATGCCTTGCGAGCGGACTTCAGTTATAACAAATTCCTGAATCTCCGCAATCGCCAGCTTAATCAATTCACTCGCAAGCCCTTGTATCGGCATGTTACCAGCTTGGCGTAACCCAGCAGCTACAATACGTTTATGGACACTCTTGACTTCCGGCACTAAACGTATCCTACCTACCATGTCCCACACCATGCCGTAACGGTAGCTTCTATATGCTTGAAGCTCCATGTATTCGCGCACTTCAGTATATATATCGAACCATTTGCGTAAAAATTCCTCACACCATTCAAGCGTCAACCACTCAGGCACCGGAATACCAGCCTTGCCGTAACTATCAGCTACTAGCTGCTCAAATAATCCCAAAGCTGTCTCACCGAATACCACGGCAAAATTTACATTCTTACTAGGGTTCCTATAGCGTATCTTGTCCGCGTTCACTTGGGCTTCCGTTATGCCGAACGCTTCCATAGCTGTGACGGTATGCGGGTCGCCATTATGCAAAAACACTTCGATTAGTTTTTTCACGCATGCTACAAATGCCAGCATACGTAATTCTATCTGGCTGTAATCAACCGACAGCAACACGCACCCAGGGGTCGCTACGAATCCTGCCCGTATAGCTGCTCCAAGGAGAGATCGGATTGGGATGTTTTGTAAATTAGGGTCTTTGCTGGCATAGCGCCCGGTGGCAGTACGAGTGCTGAGTATTTGCGTGTGTATCCGGTATGTGTCGGCATGATGGTGCAATCCACAGATATTACAATTCCTTCCCGCTGGATGTAAGACAGCCATGCTTGGAAGGTTGTCGGCATATGTATTTTTGAGTTTCGCGCACTCACGATAATTCAACACCTTTCCGATCACGGGATGGTCGATACGCAACTTTTCCAATTGCCGCCGTCCGGTACTTATATGCGTACCGCTTTTAGTACGTTTAAGCTCCCGCCCGTGACCAATATTGAGCGTATTAAATAACAACTCACATAGCTGCTGATTAGAGTCTACATTCATAGCCGAGTCGTCGTCTAAATTGCTTTTGGCTATGAATTCTTCAAGTTTGCTTTCGGGTATGTAGCTGCAAATCTCCAGTTTTAATTCGGCCATTTCCACAGCAAGCTTGTCACCAATCACGTGCATGTGGTCGCGGTCGATAGCGAACCCATACTTCATCATCTCCATCAACGCGGGCATCGGCAATAAATCGAGTTTGCGGACGTTTTCAAAATCGGGACAACCCGGAAGCTTAATCCCGCCGTACAGCATCGTAGTCATCCTCATTCACGTCTACGCCTAAACTTCTGATCCGCTCGAATTCCAATGCCAACGCAAGCGTATCGTCCGCATCACTGGCAGAATAGTACAACTGTTCTTCAAGACTGCAATATTTTATACCTTTCACTGGCACTTCTTGCCCCAAAACTTCCTCCAGCAGCCCCAAGTCAGCCGAACTCACCCTCTCCCTTAACTTACCCCATACATCGTAGCTTTCGGAGCTTATGGAGTGTCCTAGCAACGATTTCAGTGCCTTTTCGACCGGCGACACGTGCACTTTTGGCTTAATAGGTTTACCTGACTTACTCCAGCGTTTTTCGCAGTATGTTAGGTTATTTTCAGCGTAAGTTATTGATTCTAATAACCATTGCTGCAATACGAGCTTGCTTGGTGGAGTTACTGTTTCAGACCATGATTTGCGCTTACGGCCTAAAAGCCTGTAGCTAAGTGCTTTTAATGCTTGAGGATACCTACAAAGCTGATACGCTTCCTGCATGGTATCACGGTATGGAAACTCACTTAAACCCAAACGATTCAATACTGGTATATCCGCAGGGGCATTATGAAGCACGATTTCACTATTACACACGAGTGCTTCGTTCATCCATGCCTGCCATTCATCCATAAGCCCTAAGTCTTCACAAAGCACCATACGGGCTGATCCAGGAGCCAAACTGAATTGCACACTGAAGTCTACCGAGCCATGGGATTCAGTATCGACACCAATTAATTTAGGATACCCACCAGCATCGTCAAAATATTCGGCTATATCACGTACTGACTTAATAAGCTGATAGTCCCTAAAAAAGAACTGATTATCAATTGGATATGGTCCGTTATCCACAAGCACACCTAGGCTGTCCGCTTCACGCCACTTAAGCCATTCACCAAATTTAGTCCAGTCATCAATCAAATCGGTCATCGCATTGGTTTTATGCAGCCCGAGCGCCGGATGCCACATGGGGACAATTATGTATTCCCAGCCAAATAACTCACCTTGAAACGGCACACCATGGCTTGTATCCAAGTCAATGTCGCTTATAAGACTACATGCAGTTGCACCCATAAGAATTACTATTTCGGGTTTGACTTTTAATAGTTCACTTCGAAGCTTACACTCCACGCACATTTTAATATCAGCTTCAGTCGGCTTCCTATTTATAGTGCTGGTATGCTTAACCGTATTTGTTACGTACACATTTTCACGCTTCAGTCCGGCTAACGGCAAGTACGTTTGATTAAACTCTAAGCCTGTAGGTCCGGTCAGTGGGATATTAGTATAGCTTTCCACTTTTCCTGGTGCCTCACCGACGCACATAATTTCAGCGTTTACTGGCCCATCACCACCGATGCACTTAAAACCGTTTGGACAATTCATTTAAGATAACCACTTTATGTTAAATCCGCCAATGCCGCTATCGTATCACAATGGCATCGTTCAGGCTTGCAATAACAGCCAAGTACGTGTCCTTTTAATTCCGGTAAGCATGCCATTAATTCAGGTTGTGCTAGAAACCATAAATGATGGCAATCTACCGCTTCATCACGGGTAGCTACTTGATATAACGCTTTCGTGTTTGCTAAGCTCGAATGTGTAAATGGATTGCCTAGTTTTGAGCCACGTCCGCAGTAAATTTCACATTTTTCATATCGGACATTCACCACCCGTGTTTTCACTTAAATAACCCCTTCACTGCCCTGCCTACGTGCACAAACACTTCCACAATAAACATGATCCATTCCATAAGCGTAATAACCTATTAGTCCATTCGTTTAAGATATATGATAAATAGTATCGTTATAAGTATGCAAAAACTTAATATCATGTAACCCATAACATTTAAGCTTCCTGCTTGCTAATGACTGGTATTATGATTTCCCTTTCCAATCTCACAACCAATCATAAAGCCGCAATATAGTGGTATTGCAATAAATATAACTACGAAGGCAACAATACCATAACCAAACGTTTCGTTCGGTTTCATAGATGGGGGTTGTCCCACAATTTGAACTGCGGCTCCTATCCAAAATGCCATCCAGAAGCAAACAATTAAACAATAAAACAAAGACTTTTTGGTAATCATGTTACTCCTTTTCCGCGTCGGGATATTTGGCGAAGTAGGCTTTTGCAGTAAACGCAGATGCTCTCTCAAAATCACCAGATTGAAAGTCTGCCCTATCGGATATTTCCCTCAGTGCATCCTCCGCGTCCTTCAAGCGGGATCGGAGGGATTCAATTCCAGACGGTTGCGAGGGTCTAATCACCCTGCCGCATGACATACAGCAGAAAGTTGTTTCCTTGATGACCTTAAGTTTAGTGGCTCCGCATTTAGAACATTTCATTTCAGTCCTTTCCTTTTTCTTATCCTTGCCAGCAATACATATTTTGTAATACATGCCCTCATCGTCTAGCCACATTTCCCAAGCCCTTTCCGTGCGATCTCGGCAGCATCAGAAAACCCTTTCTTATAAGCAGCCATAAGACTGCGGGTACAATAGATGCTTTGGATTTCTAATAAGGTTTTAACTGAGGTAGTCATAACTGGATTCTTTATGATCTCCCGCAGGATTCCATGGAGGCGGGAGAGTTCGTTTTCGTGACCCTTATAAAGAGAAACTAAATTCAGGGCTATTTGGCGGCGCTGTACCATCCGATCATTTAATTTATTAATCTCCACCTTCTGTTGGTCGATGATGGCTTGCTGCCAGTCAGTCCAATAACATTCACAAATAGAACATTGATAACAGTCTTTGTGTGTTTTTATGGATGCCAGATATTTATCGTTTTCACTCCCGCACTTCGGGCACTTCATAATTGCACCTCCGAAAGCCACAAATCAGCTAAGTCAAACACTACCGGCTTGCCGTTGCTGTATGGGGCTAATTCGCGAAGCTCGGTAATTATATATTCCGCCTCCCTAAGCAACCAGATCGCTTCGGGAAGGTCGGGGCATTCCGACTTGATTCTAGCTTCTGGTATATCGCTAAGATATTCCTGTGCTTCGGTTAGATTTATCATTTGGAATCCCTCGCCTTCTTATTATTGAGGAGCATCTGTGTATCCAACATAATCGCACTGGACGTAGGGACATAATCTACATGCGTCCATCTCTTTAGCATTTCCTCCAATCTCTCAACCTGTGTGGAGAGGGAGGAGTTCTCGGCCTTGAGATTTCTTCGCTCAATACAGTCTGGATGGACACAAGTTTCTTTGGGACCAAAGTGAGTCAGGAGCTTAATTTCCTCTCTAAGCTTTTCATTTTCATTACTTAATGAGGTAATGGCCTCATTTTTGGCAGATATTATCAAAGAGTCACAAGTAAACTTATTACTTAGCTCCTCAATCTTCTTTCCCTGCCGCTTCACCAATTCCGCCAGTTGGTCTTCGGTACTTTCCATAACTACTTACCCCCATTCATTTGCTTGGCAATACTTGCAGCCAATTTTTTACCAACTACTTTTTCTAGTTCCACTACACTTGCGTTTGCTAATTGCTTGACCGTTTTAAATTTCTTGCCCAATTCAAAAGCTTTCTTATCAACCCCATAAAGCTGCGCGGCAACCTTATCCACCAAACTCACCGTCCGCTGCATAAGTCTACTTCTACCAATCGGGTCCGGTACATGGGTGTATATTTGGTCAAAGCTGCTATGCTTAGACCACTCTTTATCATTCCACCATCTATAACGGCTTACTATTTGTTCGACTGTATGTGCTGGGGTGGAAGTGTAAAGTACCGTGACCCCACATAAGTGCGTTAAGCTGCTCAAGTAGTGATCTATTTCACGGTATGTTACCGTTCTTGCACCAGCCAGCATATTCCGCCATGTACCGCGCACATATACTTCAATGCTTCCATTTTTGCTTATTCGGTAGATTCCTTCAACGACCAAGCTTACGTAGTCGTATGTTTTTAATAATCCTGGTAGCTGATACCCGCTTAGCCGCTTATCCCGCATGCTGGCTACCAAGTCATTCATGCGTTTGCGTTCAATACCTATGCCGACAGTACCGTTCGGACCATTGCCACAAAAACTAAAATCACCGAAAGTTAAAGTGTCTTTAAGTACATCCACACCGTAAGGCTTGAATAGTGGCTCTAATTCACCCGAGCCTGTACGGGGATCAATGATTATCAATTTGCACCTACCTCTACGTAATACTATCCATATCCACATCAGGATCAACCGCTGTGATCAAATTTTGAAAAGTAATCTCTTCGTCTTTCCAAAACCGCTTATACTCGCCGCTTTCCAATACCGGATTCAACTGGCATGTTCTTACAGTCATCGCATAATGCCATTGTTTTTCGGTATCTTCGGATGACGGGTTCCACTTTTTGTTCGATTCGTGGTGGATAAGCAAATTGGTATAGTTGCCTAAAAATGGGAACCCTTCCCAAATCTTTCTTCCGGTTTGCCCGGCTTCGTTGTATTCGTCTTTTTCACGGTGGGTTAATATTATATGCTTGTGGTACGACGACAACGAATTCAAAAAGTCAATCATTTCCTGGCGGTAATCGCGGCGGTCCTTGTATATTTTGGTGCCTATCCTGATTACTTTGTCTTCGTCACCGTAAAGTGCTGAATACGCGATATTGCACATTTGCGTGAATGTATCAATGACCACCAGACGGATATCGTCATGCGCCAACATCGCGTACACCGCGTCGTATATGCGGTTTAAGTAATCACGGTAATACGTTTTTAATACTTCGTTCGACACTTCCGATGCCTTAGCGGGGTTCTTTTCTTTACTGGCAGCTTCACTGGAAAGTATATTGGCTTTGCGTAAATTCACCACGAACGCTTCATGGTCCTTGGGCAATATCATGCGTTTGCCTAATTCTTCGGCATCTTTCATTACGGTTTTGTACGTTTTGCGCTCAAGCGGTATGTAGCCAATCACTTCCGGTCCCGTAAGTGGAAACCTGCTCTTGCCGGTGCCTTCAGCGCCAAAGCTGCCGATAATATACGGGTCGCTTTTGGCTTGAATTGCGGTATCGGTGAATTGAATATTGCCTAGCTTAAATTCTTTCAAAGTATCACCTCTTTTATTGGTGCCGGGGGAAGATCCAAGCCCCTTCGCGCCGTACTCTCATACCGGACCCCCGACATGATAAATTATTCCTTAATCACTTCACATCCCGGCCATCCTAGCAAGTCGGTGTCTTTAGCATACTTGGCTTGGGTGTCCGCAAATTTCTGATTAATTTCGACCGCCATTAGCGGCACCGTACCCGCAGCCACGGCAGCTACGAGCTGCTTGAAGTTTACCACGTTCACGCGGAACTTTTCCTTACCTACGCTCC